GTTAGCGGCACGCCATTCGCCGCTGTTGAGCTCTTTGAAGCCATCGCGCACCAGTTTCGCCATCAGCGGTTTGTCATCGGCGCCGAATTGCCGATGGTTCTTCACGACGATGCCTTCGATCTCGACTCCCCCCAACACAGACTTCTGGCCCATGAACTGCGCGAGTTGACCGAAGTGCTCGAGCTCGCCTTCGAAGTAGCATGGAACGGTTTCTAGACCGAGATGCATCGCCTCGCTAGCTAGATAGCTTCTATCCGCATAGTCGTTGTGATCGATCTCGATGTCATAAAGCATGATGTTCTTCGCCGGGATACGGTCATAGGGCAAAGTGTTGTGCTTCGGTCGATTCAAGTACTCGCCGCGGTAGATGGTGCCCGGCCGCAGCCGCTCGCGCAGCGCGTGGATCGTGGCGACTCCCGCGGCGAATAGCTTGTCTGGCGAGTCGACGTCGATCATGACGCTCTTCGAGCGAACTTGAAGCTCGCCGTCAATCACGGCGAAGCTGATCTGACTCCCGTCGACTTTCTCTTCGACGACAATGGGGCCTTTGAACAACTGCTTTAGCTCGCGATGGCCTTCGTGATGGATCTTTGGATATGCGTGAATGGTCATAAACTTTGCGCGTCTGCATGGGCAGGCTCCACCGTTGATGTGCTTGGCCACGTTGCAGTTTGCGCAGAGCACCGCCAACCGACCTTGCGGCCAGCCTGCTCTGCGCAGTGCGCGGTAAAAGTTGGTGCCGCGTGGGGATTTGCCGGCCCGCTCCGCGGCACCATCGTTGAAAATGTGATCAAGCTGCAGAAAGTCGAGGTATTCCTCGCCGCAGCATTGGCAGACCTCGCCGTAGGCGGCGATGGCCTGCACCTTCAGTCGTCGATTCGCAAGGGCCGCCGATTGGCGGCATACTTCGCAAACTCTTCGGCCGTGCTCGGGAATGCGCCGGCATCGGGTGCAGTGCTGTCTGGGCGGTCCATGAATGTCTGCGGCGAGGCCACGGCGATGTCGCGAGTTGTCGCCACCTGCTGTCCAAGCCCCAGGCTGGTCGAGCTCGGGATCGGCTGCGTCGCCACGATCTTGTAGGTCGCTATCTGCTGGCCCATCTGCGCTCCGAGCGCTTGGAAGAAGTTCTGAGTGCGCGCCCGTGCCTCCTCGAGTGTCTCCGAACGCATCGCTATCATGCGTTCCTCGGCTGCTGTCAGCTCCGGGTCTCCCGTCAGCAGCTGTTCGAACTGGGTGGATAGGGGCTCTAGAGATGCCTTCATCTTAGCAGCCGCGTATCGGCACACGTGAAAACCACAGCACAGACACGTGCTGTCGCGCTGCAGTCGACGCAGTCCGAGCTCATTCAGCTCATGGAGCCGCACACCGCTACCGATGTCCCCCGGCTCTTTTCGTGGTCTTGGCAGGGGTCGGTTCGCTGCTGATCGAGCAGCATCCCAGCTCTGTGATCTCCGTGTCTTCATTCATCTCTCCGTATGTCATCCGCTTGAAAGCGTGCTCGTAGTCGTAAACTCGACGGTAGCCTTTGGCGTCACGGTTCCACGGTCGGTCGAACAACAGGCCGCGCGCGGGGTCCTGTCTGATGTGGTCGACACAATCATCGAGCAGGAAGTGTCCAATGATGCGTCTCTTGTGACCGGTGAACATGATCTCTTGCTGAGGAAAATGCTCTTTTAGCTGATGCTCCCGGTCTCGCTGCCAGCTCGCGATGCCGGCCCATGGCTTGGTGACAAAACACACGTCATAACCATGGTCGATCAACTTGCGGACAAACTCGACGGCGCCGGGATACCACTTGGCCTGCGCTGCCAGGTTGTCTCGCTTGCGCAGCATGTTATACATCCGAGTGGCCTGCGATGGAGACAACCCCATTGCCTTGTCGAAGTCGTAGGTCACCCACTCACGCGGCGGGGGCAGCGGCTTGTCGAGGATCTCTTGCGCCGCGAGCCACACCTGCGTCGATAGGTCGACGAGCACGCCGTCTACGTCGAGCAGCGCGGTTACGATCATCGCACCCGCCAGTCGGTCGCGTAGAAATCCTCGCCGCGAAACGCGCGCTGACTCCAGTCGTTCGGCGTGTTCAAGGGCACGAAAAGCCGAGCATCTGCGCCAGCACGGGCCACGGTTCGACCAGCTGCATATTCAGTGCCAGCCCATTGAAACGTGCCGCGCACGAACGGGTTGGCTGGTGCAGCCTGCATGTCGACGAGCCTGACCTGCACGGCCGAGTGCGCCGCCGTGACGAAAGCGTCGACGTCGGTAAAACGTAAGCGCAGCAAGCCGTTGCGCGCTTCGATGAGCAGCCCCGCCTCGATACTTTCGAGCAGTTCAGCTTTGGTCATGGGTCAGTGAATATGTGGCACGTCGAGTCATTAGTAAATGCCTTTTATTACAACGCGGGCTAACGGTACCAAAGTAGTCAGACAGGCTCGGCCTTCGGTGCTGCGCGACTCCCAACTGAGGTATTTCACCGGTGACTCCTCGAGCAACGCCTTCACCTCGCACGCGATCATCGCTGGGCCTTTGCCGTAATCGACTAGCAGAGCGTGATGTACACCCCTGTCATCGGCGACCACGCGATTAGCCTGCGCAAGCAGGTCCCACGAGCTCGTCAGCGGCGCATCGAGCTCCTTCAGCGGCATGCAGTCGACGAACAACATGTCAATGAGGTAGGTGGGCTGCGGAGGTGTAGGTTCGAGTAGTGGTGTTACAGTTCGAAGGCTGTCAGATATAGCTAAGAGCATGCCCGTCTCCTCGGGAAAACAGTCGGCTTGAAAGGGGCAACCTTTCGGCGGGAAAACCTTGCACTCGCTCAGCGTGGGTGGCAGCGAGAGCGGATCAACGTCTGCTGCGACGGAAAGCATCTCTTCGGCAGGCGCGAGTACGTGTAACTTGAAGCGCTCGCGGTCGGCTTTGCGGTCGATGCGCTCGTGCACAGCCTTGGCAGTGAGGCTTGACCATATGCCTGTTGTCCACTGCGAGAATTCGGCTTCTGGTTCTGACTCTGTATATATGAGTCGCTGTACATCTGTTGTTAGCTGCTTGGCAGTCTTTGCGTAGGCGGGCTTCGACGTCGTCTTGTGATCGTAAACGGTGGTCGTCGTCAGGAGGTCTTTGATGCCATGGAACTCGACCCCATCGATCGTCGCGGTGAACTCTTTCTCGACTCCGAGAATGCCGTTGTCGTTTGCCGCGGGGAGCATGACGGACATTACTTTGGCTAGTTTGCCAATAGAGTAATCTTTCCATGTGGCTTCCGTGGCTAGCTCATCGCCGCGGTACCAGGCCTCGATCACCGCATGAACACGCTTGCCGGCCTCTGCCGAGTCACCGGCGACCTCCCGTCTGCCTTGGCGGTAGGTGAACGCCTCTCGGCGCTTGCAGCGCTTCCAGAGACCGAGGTGCGACGCGCTGATGGGGTCGGCCATCAGTGCTCCTGCAGCGGGCCTGTGATGAGGTTGGCGAGGTTGGCGCGCGTGATCTCCTGCTTGAAGGCCGGCACGCAGACGCCCGTGTAGGCGAGGACTAGCGCTTCTGGGTAGCTGGTGAGGTAACCCACAAACTTGACCCGCTTGAGCCACGCAATGCAGGTCGGGATGTCGTGCATGTAGTCGCACCACCACCTGCTGCGGGGGCGGACCGGAACCAAGAGACACTGCTCACGAACGCCGGCCTGCTTCTCTGCGGCCGACTTGGCTAGCCACTTCTGCAGGTCTTCGAACGGTGGATTGCAGTAGGTGCCGTTGACCCAGTCGGACTTGAGACCGTCCATGTCTGGGTAGTGATAGGTCGTCTCGGCCCCCGTTGGGTGCAGCCGCGAGCCGCAGGGGTCGAGCACAATGCAGCCCATCGCTTCGGACACCGCCGACAAGATGTTGAGCGGCGTGCCAACGTCTTGCGGTCGGTTTTGGCGCTTGCCTGTAGCAAAGCCGGTCAGGGCGTTAGTAGTCGAAGTCATCGTCGACTCCCACCGTTGTAATCTTGTCGTCGTACCAATCAACTAGACTTGGCAGCCGGTCATCGCGGATCACTGGCAAGTCGAGCGCGATCCACAGATTCCACAGCGCATGCGCGAGGTGATGACATGCGCTCTCGCGGTCGTTCGTCTCCCCAGCGCCATATGCCAGTAAGTGCCGCAGCGCGCTGTCGAGGTAGCTCGTGAGCGGCGCGCCTTTGCGGTAGTTCCCCCGCGCGTATTTCTTCTCGCCATACTCGTACACACGGCAGAGCTCGCGGAACGACTGCGGGAACTGAGCCAAGAGCGCGACGACGTTGCGGCTCTCAGGAACCTCGGGCTTGAACAGCGGCGCGATGTCCTTCTCGAGCTCGAGCAGCACGGCCAGGATCGCATATTGCAGCGAGGCAGTCGGCCCGCGGTCGAGGTAGCGCGCAATCTCGGTGGCTGCGCATGTGAGCCAGTGCTGCTCGGAGACGTGCTCGTAATCGGTGCCGTCTAACTCGGCGAAGCCGTCGAGAGCGCGTGACGATGCGAAGACCTGGCTGAGACGAGGCTTGTCTTCGTTGTAGCGCAGTTGGTCTTCACTCATACATGCGCCCCTCGAGCTCTTCGATCTCTTCGTTCGCCTCGCTCAGCTGCAGCTCGAGGTCCTCGAGCCAATCTAAGACAGTCTTGACTGCCTCTTCGTATTCGGGCACGTCGTCATTCGAGACGACCTCCTCGAGCGATGTGCGGTTTAGGTATCTGCGTGCGTGTTCGCGTAACATGTCATTTCTCGGTAAACATCATGGCCGCTGTGCCTGGCCAGAAGATGCCGGCCACGAAGGCCGCTGGCACAGCGACGAAGAAAGGGATCTTGAGGCCCATCATGCGTCGCAGCTGGTAGGTCGTAATCACCATGCCGCAGCCGTAATAAAACGCTAATGAGAGGGGTATTACGTCCATAATTCTTTATGACAAACTAGTCACAAAACTAATCGCTTCTAAGGCACCGTAACAAACAGAGAAGAACGCGCCGGACCGGACTAAGGCCTCACCCCACTCGAGCTGTTCAGGTGAAACGCGGCCACCATGGCGACGTTTCAGCTCCACGAACACAACGCGTCCCGGCAAGAGAATCAGATAGTCAGGCACACCCTTCGAGACGCCCATGGCCTTGTTCTTCGCCTTCGCGGCGTGGCTCGGCGTATACGTGCTGTTCGGAATGTGCGAGAAAGTAAGGCCTCTGGCACGCAGCCAGTTGGCGAAGATCACTGACTCGGCATACTCGCTCGCTACATCCACGGCACTAGGCGTCCATTCTCGAAGCGGGGTTCAGCCTTCTTGAACCACGCCGTCATCAGTGCTGGCTCGGCGCGCACTGGCACGTCGGGCGTGTACCGGTTGAAAGCAGTCAGCATCACATCTGTCATCGCGTAGGCCGCCTCGTGTGCGCGGCGGATCGGCAGCTCGGCGATGACCTCGTCATGAACATATAACACAGGGTGGCAGTCGAAGAGGTCATCTCCGGGCGCGGATACATCGCAGCGCAGAGCTAAATCGAAGAGCGCCGCTTTGACTGCGTCGGTCGCGAGGCCGCTAAAGATCCCGTTCGCGACATCAGGAAAGAACGCCTGGCCGCGCACTCGGCCGCTGATGAACTGGCTGTATGTGGCTGTCTCTTCGTAGTCGCGGGCGCCATCAGGGAACATGGCTCGGATCGCGGCGAAGTAGTTCTCAGGCTCCCAGCGCTCGCGCCACGCGCGCATGATGCGAGCCGCCTCCTCGAGCGAGACTTTGGGCTCCCACTCGGCCCGCTTCTTGTTCATCTGGCGCCAGAGTCGGTCCGCCGACATGACTCCCCAGCCGCCGAAATTCACCTCTTTCGATTGCTGCCGAGCCAGCGCCCACTTGCCTTCTTTTCGTTTTGAAAAGGCCTCTTCGTAGCTGCACTTGAGCAGGATCGAGGCGACCTCGCAGTGCACATCGCGCTTCTCGTTCAGCGCCACGGCCAGCTTTGACTTGCCAGTCAACCAGAGCTCGCACTGGCTCACCGTGTGGAGCTCGGCCATGCTGTAATCGACCGAGCAGTACCAGTAGCCGGGCCTAGGCACGAAACATTCGCGCATACGCCCCGCTCTTGGTACGTTTTGAAAGTTCGATCCAACCAGCGGCAGCTTCGGCTCGCGTGAGCTTGTTCTACCGTTGTTGTTGATAATGACATATTCCGTCTGTAGCGGCAGCCCCGATGCACCTTCGCGCAGTTGTGTCACGCGCTCGCGCACGCTCGCAGCTGACGTGTACAGCGCATAGGCCTGCATGACCGGGTCGGCGCTGTCTCGGCACGCTTCGGCGTCGAGGCTGATGTCACCACCGTCTGTTTTCTTCGCAGAAATGCTGAGCTCCGCGCATGCCTCGACCATGCGTGCTTTAGCAGCCTTCAAGTCACGCGTACCGACCTTCGAGGCAGGCCAGATCTTGCCGTTTGCGCGGTGGGTGCCGCGGATGAGCCCGTGTTCAACACAGAGGGCTTTGGCGCGCGATATGTCGAACTCCACCTCTTCGAGGTAGGCTTCGATTGTTCGCGCGTCGGTGATCATGCCGCGTATCGACTGCCGATGCAAAGCAAGAGCCGCGCGAGCTTGAGCCGGACCATCAACGATGAACTCGGCGAAGGCTTGCTGTAATCTGTCTACTTTGAGAGTGGCGAGAGCATCGAGCTTGGCATACTCGATTGCTGCGTCGGGCCAGTCTCGCAGATCCACTCCGATGAGCTCGGCGTAACGAAGTCTCCAAGTGTCTTGTGACTTGTCGAGCTGTCCGCAGCCATAGCGCTCGTACAACGCAGCGAGGTTGTAAAAGTAAGGGTGAGACACCCCAGTAGAAAGCCGATAACCATTGAGGCTACCGTGAGCAAGATCAATAAGTCTTTGGTTGTGTTGGATGTCACGAATACGACCACTCGCATAGGCTTCATAGATGAGCTTTGTAAGCCGGGGGTAAGCGCGCATGAGTACGCACGCGTCGAAGGCGAAGTTGGCGCCGGTGATGTTGTTCTCTGCGAATAGCCAGGCGCAAAGCTCCTCGCCATGGCGCCCATGAACGATCTCTGGCTTCATCGAGTGGGAGCACCACGTGATGCAAGCCAGAGCCGGCGCTAAGTCGACTCCCCTGCCGATTAGCGCCGTCTCTGTGTCTACGGCTATGAGCATTTGCTTTCAGTCAGGCAGACGTGGAAGTGGCATGTGCCACCAGTCGCCGCGCCACGTAGAGACCACGCCGGGCGGTAGAAACTCGCGCGAGGTCACATCTCGAAGGCGGCCGTTTACGACCTTGATTTCTCGGTAACTTTGGTGTCCCGCCATGTCACGAACGGCGTAGTAGCCGGGTGCTTTGGGCGGGGTAGCTAGCCAGCAGCCGCGAACATAGGCCGCGTACTGCTTTATATGGTCTGTACACTTTACTCGCTCGAGCGACTCGAATAAGCTCCAGTTGTCACCCGCCACAAGCACCGCGTAACCTGTGACTAGGTGATAAACGGTGCAGTCGGCGCGGTAGATGGGCAGGTACACGTCGTGCGTGGCAAGAACCACATCATTGAGACCCGCGACTTCATCGCGAAACCGGCGCAGGAAGCAGGCTTGAGTAAGATCACGCCAGCGCCGCTCATCCACACACCTGTAGAGCAGGTCGTGTTGAATCTGTTCGACGAGCATGTGTCAGTTGGGACGAGCCCCCGTTGGCGCGATCGGCGGCGTCTCGGCAGGGACGGCTATCTCGTCGCACATTTGGTGCAGGTCCGTGAACATCTCGAGGGCATCGTCGAGGTGAGCTATGTCGGCCTCCTCTTCGAAGCGGATGAGGGCAAACCGAACCTCGCGCAAGAGGCTCCGCACGTCGTTATTGAGCATTGTCGTTAGCCGCTTTCTGCTTTGCGTAAGGCGTGAAGTGGAGATCGAGGTAGTAAGCTGTCGCGGCGAAGTCCGGATCGTCGAGCAATTCGGGCTTTCGCTGCGCTAGCTTCTTCGGTTCTGCCTTCAGCTGCTTGGTCGCGTTGCAGCTGACTCGCTTGCCGATGATGGCCTTCGGCTGAGCGAGACTGGTGCGGAAGAGCTTATTCCAGTCTTCTTTGGCGATCTTGTCTGCGTCTGCCGAGGGGTGCAGCCCCAAGAGCGCAATCAAAAGCCGCTTGATCTTGCCAGCGGCCATGTCGTTCGACGCCGGGATGTAGAGGTTGCGGACCGTGCCAGGTTCGTGTGTCGTCGAGTTGAGAACCTTGAAGTCAACGATAAACGCATCGCCCTTCTTGCGTGTTTCGATGCACTTCCAGTCTGTGACTTCGAGCTCATGATTACCGGCTTCTAGATAGACGCCTTTACCACCACCATCTACCTTCTCGCTATTCAGGTCGAGAGCATGCATACCCATAAACGATTACGATCTCCATAGAGGCCCTTTAGGCCGAGTTGTGTCCACTAACCAGTCGCAGGCCAAGAGCTTGTTCCCTTGGTTCCCACCGAGACTGGCATCAAATTTGGCGCGTTCTAGCGCGCGGTCTATCGCGTCGATGTGTTGTCCGCAGCTAAAACAAAACGTGACGCTTACGTGCTCGGCGCTCTGGCCCGTGCGGTGGGTGCGACCGATCAGCTGGTTCAATACGTCTGACTTGGCTGGTGGTGCGACGACGAGGGAGCTGGACCACCTTTGCAAGTTGCGGCCCGTCGAGTTCGACTGAATCGAGAGGACTGCCCCCGTGGGCGAGCCATACGATTCGATGGAGCCATAGCGTGAGCAGACGCCCAAGCGATGAAAGAACGGAACGCCAGCCATGTGACTGACCGTCTCGCCGAAGTCTGGGTATGGCGTCCATAGAAGTCCCTTCGTGCTCTGCAGCCAATCGCTGCACCACCTAACAACAACGTCATCGTACCATAGGACCCGATGCGTCGGTCTGAAACTTGGCTCGATTGCGCGCCACGCAGACAGTTCTTTATTGAGCTCGTGTGATGGATCGGACGCAGCCCGCTCGAGGCTATAAACACTTGGATAAAGTGTGCCCACATAAGCATTACAGATCGATGCCCACAGGCGTCTCGCCAGCGCCCACTCGGCGGGTGGGCGTGGATCGATAACCTTCGCGTAACCCAGCCCGAGCTGCCGCATGAGCCGCCAGCGCTCCGCGGGCAGTTCCGCGAACTCGTAGTCGCCCAGGTGGCCATGCAGACGAGTGGATTCATATGCGCGCTCGAGTGCGCGAGAAATAGCCGCCCGGCGCAGTGTGTGTGAGCCGAGGTAAAGGCTGCACGAGACTGACTGCGCGGGGCGATAAACTAGGTGGCCTGGTGTTCTAGCAGCATGCTCTGCGACCGCCAGGCGAACGTCGTCGAGGCTGACGTCATTGGCAGGGGCGGGACCGACAAATTCGGTTAGGCACCCGGCCTCCAGACGTTGTTCGACGCGCTCAGATAACGCGCGATGCCATTGATCGAGAGAGTGCCAGCGAGTCGGATAGGGGCTGTTGCTTGGCCCGTGAGCTAGCTTGGCCAAGAACGCGACGTCTCGAATGTCGTCATCTCCGGGGGTGCCCGTAAGCAAGACGACTGCCGTGTTCGGGTTGCGCTTCAAGTAGGCCTCGAAGGCCTTGGAGCGCTGCGAGCCAGGCCGGAACAGATGGGCCTCATCGACGACCACGAGCTCCCACGCGACGTCCAGGTGGCCAGATCGCACTAGGCGCTCGGCGGAGACGTAGGTGAAGTCGTCGACTCGGCAGGCCCAATGGGCCGAGGCCTCGGCTATCTCGCGCTTGGTCTTGTCGAGGAGCTGGGCGTAAGTGATGAAGAGGTTGCGTTTAGTGCCCAGAACCCGGGGCGACAGGGCTCCCACGAGCAGCTTGCCTGCGCCGACGTTCGCGAGCATGCAGAGACGGCGATTAGCTGCCAGGTCAGCCAGCGCGGCTCGCTGGACGTCGAACAGGGGCCGACTGCCCAGTGCACATGATAGATCGGTTGACCAAGCACGACGTGGCAGAGCTCGTATGCGTAGAAACTCGGCATCGGGGATGACTGCCCTGCCCCAAGGGGCAGCGTCAATGGGCTCGCAGCCTGACTCGGCGCAGAGCTGCTCGAGGAGAGAGCCGGACATCCGGCCCGCTAGACCTTAGCACGCAAACCCGCGCTGACGTACTTCTCTCGGAGCGTCTTCTTGTCGGCCTCGGTGCACGTGATCAGCTCGACGACGCTGGCGAGGAACGTCTTGGTGATGGCGTCTTGCCGCTCGCTGTAGGCCTGCAGAGCATCGGCCACCGTAGTCACGTCTTTGCGAGCCAGGTACCGGCACCCGAGGTCCCAAACGACTGCCAAGAGAAAGACAGCGATGACCATGCACATGATGCCAAGCTCAAGCATCGTCGCCCTCGCCTAGCTTGATGATGTTGCGGCTGATCTCGAGGCTGATCATGTCGAGGTCCAGCGCGGCCTCACGCACGGCCGATGGCTTGGACCGGCCGTTGGTGAGCTCGCGCTGGTGCTCGAACTTGCCGTCTATCACGGCGATGCGATGGGCGCCGTAGCGGCCTGTTTTGTCTTTGGTGACGATGACGCCAACCGCGTCGGTGATGCTAGGGGTTGCCATATGTATGTTCTGAAGTAGGGCCGGAGCCAGTGCCGGATCTCCTGGAAACTGTGCTTGCTGACGCGGTGAACGCGGGTCTGCTTCTCGCGCCGGTGGTAGTAAAACGTCACCGTTGTCTCGTCGATCTTGGGGAAGCCCTGTTCGGCGAGGTACTGGTAAATCTGCGGGGACGTCTGCCCATACGAGCGCAGGTACTCAACAACATAATGTAGCACCGCGGCTTGAGCTGCCTTGTGCTTTGGGGGGCGCCCCAACGTCGCGCCGTGTTTTCTCAAGACGGCGAGTGCTTGGCGGGTGCGCCAGCCGATGAGCTCGCGTTCGTATTGAGCTATAGTCTTGAGTATGTTGCGCAACAGCGACCGCTGCGGGCTGTCTGGCTCGTCGGGGTCCTCGCCACAGGAGTAGACCGCCGCCCCAGATTTGCTGATGAAATACTCACAAAAGCCGTCGATCTTCGTGTCGCGCGAGAAGCGATCTCGCAGAGCGATCACGACATAGTCAACGGCCCGACTGCCGACAAACTGAAGGCACTCACGTAGGCCCGGTCTTTCGATAGGGTCAGTGTCACCGTGCACGCCTTCATCAATGAACCACTTCTTGACCTCGACTTTGTACAGCTTCGCCCACTTTTCGATCAGGTCTCTCTGCGCTTCGATAGACAGAGCCTGTTCGCCGGTGCTGGTACGCAGATAGGCACAAGCCCACCGTGTTTTACGACCCGAGGTGTTGTCTTGGTTGCGGCCTACTCGTCCCATTGCTCAGTTAGCTCCTATCTAGAAAGAAACGATCAACATGCTCGATATTACCACGTTTCAGCAAAAGAACTACGCTCACGGACAGAAAACCACCTTAGATTTCGCCGCTTTCTCCAGACTTTTCGCGCCGGATTCACTGACATGGCTCGAGGGCGAGCCGACGAAGGAGGCGATCGAGGAGGCAAAGGACCGCTCGCCGTTGTGGTGCCCCAGCGTCTTCGAGGGGGACAAGCGCTCAGCCAAGACCGTCGTCGGGTCGTCTGCCCTGGTGTTCGATCTCGATCGAGAGGGCGAGGCTGACGGCGTGCGGCTCGAGGGCGTGCTCGGCTGCCTCGAAGGAGTCGATTGCTGGTGCGTGCACTCGACGGCCAAGGGCGCCCTGCTCTCCCCGGGCCGGACCAAGCTACGCGTGATCCTGCCTTTGGCGCGGGCCGTCGATGCCCAGATGTACAGAAAACTGTGGCACTCGGTCAGAGATGAGTTGGGCCTGCCGGCTGACGAGACGAAGGTTGGGCCAGAGTCGTGCTTCTTTCTGCCGAGCGTCTTTTCGGCGCATAGAGACCGGTACGTATACGTCTGCCGAGACGGCGCCCCACTAGAAGTCGGTAACGGGATAGTCTCACTCGACCTGAATGGCGCCGGGCTGGGTAGCCAGATTGAACGGCACATCGAGCGCATCAGGACCGTACGCGTCAATAAGGCTAACGCCCTGGTGGAATCTGGAACGGGGTTGGGGGCTATCTGGGTGCGGTCGGGCCAGTCGACATTCGGCAAGGAAGACAGCTGGCTAGCGGTCGAACAGGCGCTGCGTAGCAACAAGGTTATGGTCTCGGGCGTTGACGACTGGCTTGAAGCTAGGGGCCATTTCGAACGCGGTTGGGACTACGGCGTCAAGGTACAGCAGGAGGAGAACGCTACAGTCGTAGCGAATGACAACGGTCGGGTTGCCAACACCGACCGTAACCTGATTCTGATTCTGCAGGGGCTAGACTGCATGGGTGTTGATAGGCGCAAGCAGGTCGCCGTCTACACCGCTAGGTGCCCATGGGCTATCTCGGCGAAGCCTGGTGACGAGATACCCGAGACAGACGCTGCAGAGCTGGTCAAATGGCTGGGGTCTGAGTACCGACTAAATGTAACTGTGTCGAAAGCCGTAGACCTGATGTTCAGGATAGCTGAACAAAAGAAGGTCGACTGCCTACATGATTACATCATGCGCATGACGGGACCAACTGACCTGACGCTAGCTAGACAGCTTCTATCTACCTTGCTCATTGAGCTGATGGAAGCTGATGATACGCCGATCAACCGAGCGATTAGTCTCCGTTGGCATATAGGTCTGGTAGCTAGACAGATGAAGCCTGGTGTCAAGTTTGACAATGCTATCGTGCTGGTCGGGAAACAAGGTGTGGGCAAAAGTAGCTATCTGCGCGAGCTGTTTCCCGAAGAACTGCAGCTTTGTTGCTTTTCCGACAGTGTCAGTGTCGATGGTCGCGATGCAGCGCTCGCCTATTCGCGCTTCGCCATAGTTGAATATGGCGAGCTAGCTCACATGACGCGTAAAGGCATCGAGGCGATCAAGCAGGAGCTGTCTGCCAGGGAAGCGACGGTCCGGCCAGCTTACGCTAGGGTAGCTAGGACATTGCTACGAACCGCCGCGATTGCTGGTACCACGAACGAAGGTGAGTTTCTCGTCGATGTCGAGAATCGCCGGTTCTGGCCCGTCGTCGTTGGTCGACTCGACTTGAATCGACTCCGACAGTTGAGGGGGATGATCTGGGCGGCGGGTAGGGCGCTCTTCGAGGCTGGCGAGCCGTGGTGGCTCTCTGATGAGGAGTCTGGGTGGCTGCTCGGCGCGCATGAAAACCACGAGTTCGGCGACCCATGGACAGACATGGTGGCGCGGTGGCTCTCGCTGCCTGTCTCGGCGAAGGTCTGGGGGGAGGACTCGCTCGAGGCTGGCCAAGTCGTAGACGGCAAGTGGGTGGCTGTTCGTATGGCTGATTTAGGTGTCGCGGTCGGTCTAACGGGCGCAATGTCGATGGCCGACTCGAGGCGTCTCGGGGGGGTTATGCGCAAGCTTGGGTGGGAGAAAAGTCGGGGTGCGAGGCAGGGAAACTTGGATCGCCGTACGATGGTCTGGAAGAGGCGCGACGGTGATCCAGCGCGCGACGGTGATCCAAAACCGTGAAAAGTGGATCACCGTGGATCACCCTAGGATCACCGTTGTCGACTCGGACGGTGATCCAACAAATTGTCAACGAAAGCAGAGGGTTATAGTAGTGGATCACTGTGGATCACTGTATATCTATAAACATTCTAGCTATAAGCGTAATAGGGGTATATATAGCCCAATATAGCTATAGATAGCCATGCCAAGACACCATACCCACTCCCACGCGCTAAGTGGGTGATCTACGGTGATCCACGGTGATCCAGTGATCCAACCGCCGTTCTGCTGGTTGCAGACGTCTGCCTTATATGCAGGGTTCGCTGGTTCGATCCCAGCACGGCGGACCTCAGTTTTGACCGCCAAGTTTGTCGGGGCGGGAGTCGGTCCCCCCGAACGGCGGATCGACCAAAGAGTCGCCCATCTGCTCCTTGATCTGCTTGTGCAGTCGGCCGAAGAAGCTGGACCAGTCGCCACAGATTGACCGGATGCTCGAGATCATGTGGATGGTCGACTCGGTGGCTCGGCGCCCCGACTCGGTCGAGCCGCGGACCTGCAAGACGAACCCGTCAGGGTGGGGCGCCAGCATGGCCCATTTCGGCAGCACGAAGCGCCAGGCGGCGCTTTCCTTCGAGACGAGCACGACCACGCCCCCCAGGTCGTACTTCTTGAGTATACGCTCGACTTCGTCGGCGATAGTGGTTCGGAGCTTATGTTGATCTGCGTCGTCGAGATTGCGTTTAGGCATGGTCTATTGTGCCGCATGCCGAAGACGATGACCGCCAACGAAACGATGAAAGTGGCCCTCAAGTTCGTGGCGAAGATCGTCGCGACGATCGGCGAGCATGATCTAGGCCCTGCAGGCTCAGATCGACTCGCGGTTACGATCGGGTGCCTGCTGCTTTCGGCTGCGGCCGACTTGCAGAAGTTCAAGACACGCGAGCAGTTCATGGCAGACGTCATCGAGCATCTGAAGGGCGCCCCTAGGATCAACGTGGAGATGTGGATAGAAGAGCGCGAGACGACGCAACACTAGCTAGATAGCGTCTAGCTATAAGTGCGGCGTGCTATGATCTAAGCGGGAATGTCCGCTTCGTTCGAGCTCTTGCCTGCTATCTCGCCGCCCCTGTTCGACAACGTCGTGCGCTCTGACGTAGACACCGCGGACAAGTTGCTTCCGTTGCCGCCAGGCATCACGTATTTCGAGGCCGACCAGCTCGTTTACCTCAATGTGGTGCCATTGAACGAGGTCGAGTCGTTTTGGGGCCAGATGCCGATAGAGGCCCAGACGCCATATCTGATCGGCGTGGCGGCGAAGTCGCAGATCGACATGTTCGCGGCTACGACCGCAACGGTGCGGACTTACTCAGTCGTCGGAGACAAGAACAAGGTCGAATGGGTGCCGATGCAGGCGCCCGAATACGTCGTGACGTACACTGCCACCTCGACACCAACGATCTTTGATCTTGGCATCACGACACGCGCCGAGATTTATATCTCTCCGGCGGTGAAGGTATACGTCGCGTTTGACCGGCTAGGCGGTAGCGCCTTTGCAACGAACCCCATCCCTGTTTATCCTGCTTCGCCGATGCGCTTCACGCTCGGACCGCAGTCGAGGCGCATGAGTTTGCATACGGATGTAGGCCCAACTGATGTGACGATAAGCTACATTGGGAAAGCTAGATAGATGCTATATAGCAAGATTATACAAGGGCAGAAGCGGGTGTATGGCGGGCAGCTAAGTGGCGAGCATGTGATCGATTTCGAGCTTATCGGGGCGAATGACGTGCTGCTCTATTTCAGCAAGCCAGGCGTATGCTTGTTTGGTCCGACTGCGGCTGACGTGACAGGCGCTCCAACGGAAAACTGCTTCGTGATAAATGATTTGGGGAACTATCGCTTTACGGTCAATCGCGATTCGCGATTCTTGCTCGTTCGGCCCATCCCTTCTGTGACCTGGTCCGTGTTCATGAGCCTCGTATGATTGCCTTTTCTCCGCTCATCGATCCGCCGACCAATGTCAGCGAGTTCACGTTCACAGCGACGAAGTCTGTGGTCGGGCCGATCAGCCCAGGCGTGAAACTCGTGGCCGCCTCGGCGCCGGTGCAGCTGGCGTGGGGGAGTCAAGAGTCGGCCCCGCTCAACGTGCCGTTCTATTTCAACGCCAAGCCGCAGGTGTTCAAAGTGGGCAGTGCTGCGCCCTACCTGGCCGGCACAGGCGACTCGGTGGTGAGTCTCTATGACATCGGAACTGTGTGGAGCTGCGAGCCGCCTCGAGTCCCGAGGCACGCGTTCACGCTTTTCGATGCCGACTACTACTACGAGCTGAGCATCCATACGGCGACCGAGGTTCTCTTCCAGGTAGACACCAACACGTCGATAGCGTTTGCCGATACTTTCGTGAAGCTGCTCACGGCGAAGTACTTTCCGATCAAGTCGAAGGTGATATACCGCTGGCGCCTAGATAACGCGCATCGGTTCGTGCACTTCGACTTCGCGACGGCCAACATTGCCTCAGACCGCGAGTTCACAGCTGTACGCCGATTCGAGGGCTTCACCGCTGCTCGTAAGAAAGCACTCAGAGCAAATGCCAAAAGCAAGAAGTCAGGCGCAGGCGCGTAAGTTCGGCGCGCTCTTTTCAGAGGGCAAGATATCTAGACCAGAGCTCGAAGCACGAGTGAAGGGCGTCAAGGTGTCGAAGCTACCTATGCGTGTAAAGAAGAAGAAGTGAGTCATGCTAGAATCTATCTAGATGACGCTCAAGTCTCCGCGCGTAAAGACCACTCGACTATCGCTACCCGTAGGTGAGTCAGGCCAAGAGCCTGAGAACGCCGAGCCAGGGACCTTGGGGTTTGCGACCGACACCGACCAAGTTCGAGTTCAGACGTCGGGAGGGTGGGTAGACGTCTGCGATTGCGAAACGCCGCTGTCGCGCCCCCCAACATCACCCGCGCCGAACTTCTCTGACGACTTCGACTCGCTCGAGTCGCTCAATAACTACACGCTGTGGAACCGCACAGCGGGCGTGAATATGACGCGTGTCGGCGATGTGATCTTCACATCGAACACGCTTACGTCGAGTCAGTTCCGCGCATCGATGTACGGGGGCCGGTTCTATCTACAGCTTCCGCTGGGCGTGTACATTATCTTTCTCTACCGGGCTGTGACACCAGGCGATCAAATGTACACAGCACATATCGCGCCTCAAGTGGCAGGTGTGCAGCCCGCGGGCGCGACGGGCGTAGCTTGTTCTGCCATCGTAACGGCGGACGCAACCGGTAGACCCGACCAGTTCAACTTCGCCCTCCTCGGAAACAATCAGGCCGACGCGAAGTGGCACTCGATCACGCGCATTGCGAGCACGATCGTGAACGATACCGCGCGCGATTACGACATACCCGTGGCCGTCGCCACAGCCGATCAGTTCATCGGAACCACGCGCACGAGCTGGGTCTACAACCTCGACGACGGGCGCGCAATGCGCTTCGAGACTGGCGTTGCGTTTACGCCTGTGAGGAAATGGTTCGGGTTCACGTTCACGACCACGGCGGCAGTCGACGACTCTGTCTACAGCCTCTATTTCTTGCGCGAGCTCCCAGCGCCTACGAGCTGGTGGGTGTCCACTGCGCCGGGTTCTAGCAGCTCCACGGGCGGCTCTGGGGGCGGAGGAGGTGGAGGCGGAGGAGGTGGAGGCGGCACGCTTGCGGGCGACGCAAACGGCCCAGCGCTGTCGAACGAGGTGAATGCTATCCACGAGACCTCGGGACCGACGAAGCTCACGATCGGGAACATCAACAACTTCCAACTGCTGCAGCGCGTTGGTAGTACAGTTGTAGGCACTGCGTACCCGCCGACGACCTTGGCTGGTGACGTCAATGGGCCGATGACCTCGAACCAGGTGAACGCGATCCACGAGACGTCGGGGCCTACGACTTTGACGCTGGGCGCGATCAGCGACGGGCAGATCTTGCAACGGGTTGGGACCACTGTCGTTGGAAGCGCGGGCTCGCTGTCTACGGGCAACCCGTACCTAGACCCGCCTGCTGTGCCGAATGCGTTTGATGACGAGTTCGACTCGGGCTCGGCAGACTTGGCCGTGAGAGGTTGGCAGATCTGGGATTCCGTGGTTGGCGGCGTTCTCACGCGCGCAGGCGACATCGACATCTGGAGTTCGACGGCTCTCGAGAATCCGCCCGTATCTGGTACCTATCGATCGTCTATTGTGGGTTCGTACTTGCTGTTGCAGCTGCCGGTAGGCAGTCGAAGCGTCTCGATAACGCGAGCGTTTACGCCTGGAACATCGGGCACTGTTTACGGCCGGATACAAGGGCACTTCGAACGTGGCATCGCGGTCGCCGATATCACGAACGCGGGTATCTTCGTAGAAGACAACAATACAGCTGCGAATCGCGTCAACGTCGGCGTCACGCAGAATGTGACACCTATACCAGTGCGCGTTGTTGGCGCGATCAAAGCAGGTGTCTACAACACGCTAACCTTTGCCAATTTGTCGAGTAACACGACGAACGATGTAGACATCGTTGGTCTTCGCTACTGCGGCACCGCTACCTATTACGACGTCGGCTTATCGACGGGTGGGTTCCCTGTGACCATGGCGCCGGTCGGTGGGTTCGTCACAAACACGCCGAACGTGAACCTCATGACGCGAGCTGGCGCCGTGTTCGATCGTGGCGCCACGACGACGAATTCGCTAAACATACTTGCGATTGACTTCCTCCGCTTCGTGCCCGGAGACGACTGGATCGCTCACGCACCAAAGCCCGTGCTCTGGAACGTCAACGCGAGCATCCCCGTCGCGGCAGACATCACGACCAAGCTGGCGCCGCTTCATTGGTGGCGAGCGGATAACACCGTCCAGACGGGTGGGCTCGTGGATACCATCGTTGACAATGGCTCTGTCGCGAAAGACTTCACTCAGACCGGCGCCGCTCGTTGTCCGACTGCTGTCGATGGGAACGGGAACACGTATCTGGCGTTCGACGGCGTTACGGACTTTTATCAAGCAGGGGCTGTCGCGGATTGGATAAACTACAATGACGGGACACCGTTCACGCTGGCGATGGTCGTCGGGCGAGCTGCTCTGGCTACGGCGATCGAAGAAGTGATAGGCACGGGCGGCGCTAACTCAAACAACACAGGTTTCGCCGCTTGGCTGCGTTACGCATCTTCTGCTGATCAGGGTTTTGCTTTCACTGTGGCTCGCGCTACGGGTGGTCAGTATGTGTGTTATGTGACCGACATTGATACGAGCCTCGGCACAAAGCTAGTCGTATTCAGAATGGCGGGAAATCTAACGATTGCTGCTCTAGGCGGTGTTAGTCCAGCGCCAGATCAAACGGAGATGCGGAACGGGGGTGTCTTACGGGCCATTTCAGCCAGAAATGCCACGAACTCATTCAACGGCGTGAATCCAGGCAGCACGCTTACACTTGCGCGCGCGGCTAACGCATCTATTGAGTTCTCGTCGACGCGCATTTACGAGATAGTTCTAACCACTGGCTCTTGGACCGACAACCAGGTGCGGTTCTACGAGCAGTATGCTGGTTCCAAGTACGCGATACCAAGCCTAGTCCCGACCGCCACGAACGTGTCCGCCGCCCCCTACGTCTCGGCTCTCATAAACACGTACTCGCCCAAGTCCGCGCCAGTTGCAGCCGACCAGATCTATATCGCGGACTCGGGGGCGAGTAATGCGATAAAGAGAACGACGATATCAAGCTTCGTTCCGCTAAGTCCCTATGAGACCGCGCCCGCCTCGCCTAACGCATTCAATGACGAGTTCAACGACGGGAACGCGGATCTCGCAGTGCGTGGCTGGACAGTGATCAACGCGGGTACGGGCGCAACCATGACTCGCGCGGGCGACATCAACGCATATACAGCGCCGACACTCACAGCAACAACCTATCTAAGTACGCTTCGCAATGGTCGGATGTGGGTGCAATGCAGTGTAAACTTGTATATGTATAAGGCGGTCAGTGGCTCGTTCAACATAACAGCGAACTGTATGGTGAGCAGAGCTCAAGCTAACCAAGTAGCTGTTATTGACATCTACTCAATAGTACCGCCCATAACAAACTCGACTCGGCGCTTATATTGCGGAATGAACAGCGCAAACGTTGAGGGCTTCAAGATGGACGTGAACCAGGTCTATACCAGCATCGCGACGGCAACGACGATCGGCTCAGCTTCGTTGGATGCCCATGTTGTAGATTTCAATAGCTCGGGGACTGCAATCAACATGCAGTGCTACGGCATAGGCGGACGACTACTCACAGTTGGTAGCAGTACGTTGGCTGGTTTCGTGCCTATCGTAGCGGGGTTTTCGTTGCAAGCGGGCAGCGCGTCTCTGACTCAATGGGCTGAGCTAGATTATATTAGGCTCTACCCGCAAGGCACGTTCTTCCCTGCCTGAGCTAACAGCCCAAGTTCTCTTTCGTCCGCCCCGTTTTCTTAGCTAGCTTTGGGGCCAGCCTCTCGGCCAGCCCCTTCGTTCAGACGATAAACAGGTCCTTCACCAAGAGCTCTCTGTCGAGCTCGGGTAACGGCACTTGGTCGTGTTGCCGGTACTTTGCCGCTCTGGTGTAGTGTCTTTCCTGCTTGTTGGGATGGGTGTAGACATCAAGTTTGCGCTCGGAGATGTTCAGGATCCAATAGGCCGGGACAACCCCAAACGCATAATGCGTGACTTTCTCGTAGTCTCGTGCAAGTGATGCGCCCGCGCCCGCGATCTCAACCACGAGTATCGCCTCCGTACTGTTTGGATGCCGCTCGTAATACTGGCTGGCAGGACCGCGTATGACGGCAATGTCGGGTTCTGGCACGGTGTGGTTGCTGATGAACAGCGGTTTAGTCGTGCGCACCATCTCCTTGAGATAGAGACCTCGCAAGAGCGCTGCAATATGATCTGCAGTGCTAGCGTGCCGTGGGCTTTCCGCCCGCTTCTCTACGATGGCTCCTTTTATGAGCTCAACGCGCGAGCCCTCGGGGAGAATTTCATGCTCGACCATCTTGACGACTTGGTCGTAGGTGAATGCGTAGGTCATGCCTTGTTCTTCGGCTCGAGGACACTGTCCACTTCGCGCGTCAGCATCGCGGCGATGTCCCCGAGGATGTCAGCGAGGACTATGGCAATCTTCTGCGCCTCCTCCTTTGTGGCCACCGCAATCTGCTGCGAGACACCATTGCCTTTGTTGCCCTGAACCACGACCAAGAGGATAGCCTTGGCGTCGAGCTTCTCTCGCAGAATAGTCACGACTTCGTCGTACTTGCCCGGTCCGATCATGGCTCTCCTTCGATGTGGCGCTCGTAGACGTCGACCATCTGCTCGAGGAGCTCGACGATGCGTATGCGCTGCTTGATCGCAAGCGTGTTGATGCGTCTCGCGGTCGAGGGCTTGACCTTGGTAGCAAAGGCGATGGTTCGCTGGCTGCGGTTCATCATGCGCATGTCGGGCAGCCCGTGCTCGTCGTCCTCACCCGCAGGTGCAACCTCGGGGGCAGACAGATTGGCGCTTGGGTTGCGGGGTGGGGCGCCGAGGGACTTGCTCTTCTTCTTCTTCACGCTGGTCATGTCCGTAGCCATTATCGTTTGCCTCCAATGATGTCGACGACGTTTTGGAGCAGTCGCTCCGCTTGCTGGTTCAGTGACTCGTAAGGCGTCTCGGTGAGAGCGCGGCCCATATTCTGCGCCACGCGGTAGGCGGCTCGCTCGGGCACATAGCTCCCGAGCACGGTTATGCCAGCCTCGGTGAGGTAGTCGCGCGCCGCCTCGGCTTCATGGTCAGTCGAAATGCGGCTCAGCGCTACGACAAGCTTCTTTGCCTTGATGCCGGCCTTCTGCAGCGCGAGGAACTCACGCACGCAGGGGCGTAGGTCGTCGAGGCTCGCGCCACTTGGTTGGATGACGAGGTCTGCACTGCGCGCTATCTCGAGGGTGCCGGCAGACGTTCGTGCGGGTGCGTCAATGACCAGCAGGTCACAGCGCGCCTTCGAAAGGGCATGCTTTGCCGAGCCGAACGCCTCGACGGCTACCGTGGGCTCGAGCTCGCTCTCGAGCCTCGAGCGCGACCACTCGATTGATGTACCTTGTTGTGTGTCTAGGTCTGCTATGCGGACATCCAGCCCAGCTGCAGCTGACTCTCGAGCAAACGCCCGAGCTAGAGATGACTTACCAACGCCTCCCTTCTGAGAGACGAATGCTACGATGGTATGCACAGGTGCAAGCTAGATGGTATCTAGACGGGTGTCAACAGTGCGATTGAGCAAGATGAAGACCGAGCATGCAGGTGCGAAGAACGGCGGCGGCTGGTGGGGCCATCGAGAGGAGGCCAAGGCCCTGAGCCGCTACAAGCGGCGCCTCGATGACGGCGCGGCTGTTGCTGAGCAGCTCGACGAGGTGGCCTGCGAGCCGCCGAGATGGTGGGAGCGGGAGGCACCGCCCGCGATCGCGGACAAGTAGCTGCTAGGTGTGAGGCGGCTTACGCGATCGGCTGATCTCCGCAGAAAACGACCTAGCCACCGCCGATTACGCTTGTGTGCAGCGTTAGCGTGCAGGTATGGAGATCTACACCTCAAACATACCGGCTGTGCAAAAGAAAACCCCCTGACATTTCTGTGCAGGGGGTTGGAAAAGCAGGCCCGAAGTGTATCACCACTTCGTGCCCAAGCCCGACGTGCCGCTAGCACATCGTGCCCACGAACCAAGAACTACCTCAGCTCACAGACGAACGCAAGACTCTCGAGAGAGGTCTTGACCGTCGAGCCTGGCGGCGTAGTTGGCCGGAACGTCCCGAGCGTCAGCTGGAGAAGGCGTATGAGTATCTGCGCTCGTTTCAGCCTACGGACGCTGGCCTGCGGAAGCTACGTAAGTTATTGGCTTATCAGGAGCCTTTGACTAAACGGCAAGAGCGTCTAGCGCGGCTGAACGCCTTTAGCGATGGCCTGATGCGCCCTTTCGAGATGTATGAGGCGGATCTCGCCCACATGCTTCGGGGTGACTATCGGCTGCTGGCGTTTTTCTATTGCACGCTAGAGATAGACCGAGAGTGGCTTGCCGCGCTGGTCGCCAAGGTCATGTACACCGAAAAGGGCTATCCGCGGGATCTCGGAGATAGACCGTTTTGGCATCGGATGCGCCTTATCGCGCTGTTATGTCTGCTGCAAAAGCAAGGGGTTGTGCGGGGCATCCCCGCTGGGCTGCTTTGTGAGTGGCTTGGTGACTGGCACGACTTTTCACGTGGCTATGTGTACGAGCCGTTACACCGCAATACAGTTCTCGGGTATCGCCGCGAGCTCCGAGAGACGGGTTATCTGGCCTTCGTACAGTTGCCGGTCTCGCAGGTTCCGGCTTGGTGTCGAGGGCACGAGTGGACGGGGCGAGACGGTCATACAGAGCAGTGGGCGTATAACGAGTACCGACTGCTTGGTGCTTGGCAGCGTTCACGGCCTGAGATACCCCGCGACGAGAGCGAGGCTGCCTATGTCGAATGGGTACACGATCTCAAGCTCTGGGCATTGCTGCCCAATGAGTACACCTCACCGCTCTCAGGTGACTTTCCGATGTTCAAGTGCGGCAGGCCCCCACCTGATGACTAGGAACGCCACCTAGCGCCTCCCAGGCACCTCTAAAGGGCATCTAGCTCGATGGGGGTGCCGAGGTGCGTCCAAAACAGCCTCGAGAAGGCCTCTAGCAGCCTCCAGGTGCCCCGAGCCCGCCCTCGAGGCCCTCTGGGTGCTTGCCACCACGACTAGGCGCCCTACTCTAGTGTCGTTTATGCAGCTGATGGCGGCAGTCTCGGCCTAAAAGCTCAATATGAGTGCACATAGTTCCTGTTCTCGCCTCAGACACTAAAGTGTCTGGGTATGAAGAGGGCTAAGAGGAGGGGTTGTCTCGAGAACGAGACAGCTCTGCACTCCTCACCGCGGAGTCGTCCGGGTCGGCTGGCGCCGCAGATGCTTGCACTGGGGCTTCGCCCCAGCCCCCGAAACCTAGAGAGCTAGTGATCATCGACACGTTGCATCTCGAGAGGAGGTGAGGCTGGTGCAAGAGATCAATGCAAAACCCTGACGCCCGCGTCCATTTCTCGTATTATCGGCGCATGTCGGAGCACGTCGACCCACCCCTGTTCGAAGAGCACGGCTCGCTGTACGAGCAGCTCTGCACCGTGACCAAGTGGCTAGCCGATCACGGCGTGCCCGCCGAGCTGCATCTCTGGGTTGCGCCTAGCCCGAGCACGCTTGAGATCTTCACGAAGCTGTTTGTCAGTCGGCTCAAGGTGAACGAGAAGGGCACGTACTTCCGCACGCCCCATGGCCTAGTTCGCATTCGCGATAAGAAGCGCAAGAAATGAACGAGACGATGTATTGCTGGCGACGCGACGCTCACCAAGACGAGCTTATGCTTGTGGTGCTTTACGACAAGCCGCTTGACGCACCAACGCAAGCTGTCTTACGCGCGCAATACAGTTCGAAGCGAGGTGTAAGACCGCATGCGGTTGGTCTCTCGTTTGACAGCCTCGAACAGGCTTACGAGTTCATGGGCATCAACGCTAGTGATCTGGTTCTGATGCCCCGAGCCGAGGCCGATGAGCCTCAGATTGTGTGCTCATGGCTATAATCAAACCGCGCCAGCTGCTGCACCAGGACAGCGAATACGACCGCTGGGACGGCTCGCCCCAAGAGTTCTGGGAGGCCGTCGATGGGAGTCGTCGAGGCTTCCTTGGCGACAACGAGGTCTTGCGCGAGGTCTTGCGCATGGCACGGCTGGCGAGAGAGCGAGGCCTGAAGTGACTATCCGCGACACCCTCTGCGAGAAGCACCAAGAGCTCCGCGACACCATCGACAACCCGCCGCTCTACTTCGACCGCCAGGGCAAGCCGATGAGCCTCAAGGCATGGGTCGATGCATGGGGGCAGCCAGACTATCGCAAGGTCGCCGAGACCCGCATCGACGGCTCGATTGTCCTCACAATGTGGATGGGCACGGACCACTCATTCGGTCGGACGTCTCCGCCCGTGATCTTTGGCTCGGCTATCTTTCGCGACGGCAAGATGCAGATCGAGCGCGAGGCCTCGACCGAGGTCGAGGCACTGGTCCATCATGCCGAGCTCTGCGCGCGTGCGAAGCTCGAGGCACAGCAGAGGAGCTGATGACATACCCCGAGCTAGGCCCCGAGTGTCCACGCCCCGAGGCGATCTACTACCGCGCACTGCCAGACGGTCTCGAGATCTGCGTCTATCGCATGCTCTTCAGTTGGCGCGTGTGCTTCGGCGAGCAGGGCGAATGGGGCGGCATCATCGACGCCTACTGCTACTCGAGCCCAGACAAGGCCATTGCCGCCGCGAGCCAGTGGGACGGTACGGGCGACGCGCCTGACGGCTGGCACAAGCATGTCCATAGTTACCGAGCTCGGCGCGACGGCGACCCCGCGCGCGAGTACGACCAACGCAGCCCGGAGCCGCACTGGCCATGACTATCGAGATCCATGAGCACACCCACGTATTCAAGATCTGGTACGTCGAGATGCTGCCCAACGTCGGCAACTTGCTCGCCATTGTGTTTCGAGACCCGCCCAACGAATGGCGCGCGAAGTATCGTTTTCGCTACTACCGAGACAACAAGGCCCACCACTCGAAAGACGAGCGCAGCTGGTATGACGTCACGCCCAAAGACGGCGGTACGGCCACGCGCGATAAGCTTGTCGACATGTTCGAGTTGCTCATGGCCGGGTCTGCGGAGTTCGGGCCGTCGCGCATCTCTCGAGTGCACGTCGATGCAGTGGGAGCCGAGGCGATCAAGGTGCTAACCGAGCAGCCATGGTCAAACCACAAGGTGCTCGACTAGATAGCGTCTAGATAGAACATTGCCGAGTAGACATAATGTTTGTTATCGGATCTCGTTGCACAGTGCCATGGCGATGCGCTTTACCTCGTCAAAGCTCTCATCGCTGCCGTCAGGTTCAGGTCCCTCGAAGGCTTCGAAGGAATCTTCAGCAAAGATCGCGGGGTTACGCAAGAAGAAGTCCTCACGGCAGAATCCGGTGAACCAGCCCTCAGGAGACTTTGTCACGACATAGCGCATAAACGCCAAAAGCCCCGACGTTGCCGTCAGAGCTTGTTCACGTGGAGCAGTGCGAGCTGAAGAACCTCGTCGAGCGTGTTCCAGTCCGCCTCGAGCTCCTCACGCCTGATGTAGCGATCGATGATTGCCCAGAACTCTCTGGCTTCGCCGCTCCAGAGCTTGAGCTCAGGTGCATTGCACTCGGGGCAAGTTGCGTCGCAGCCAGGTAGGGTCATAGGCCAAATTGCCGCGTAGCATGGGCCGTGGTAGGCTGCAAGGATGGAAACAGCCAGGGCGTTGCGGTTCACTTACGAAGAATACCAGCAAATGTACGAGCAGGATGCGCTCGGCAACATCAAGCTCGAGTTCATCGATGGCGAGATCTACGCGATGTCTCGCGGCACGCCCACGCACGCAGAGCTGACGTTGAGTGTCGCTGCTCTGCTTCGCGACGCTTTGCGAGGAACCTGCAAGGTCTTCTCTCCTGACCTGAGCATTTACATCGCGTCGGCCAACGTAGCGACACATCCAGACGTATCGGTCGTGTGCGGCAGGCCTGAGACAAAGCCAGGCGACCCTAAGGCGTTGATCAATCCGTCGCTGCTTGTCGAGGTCCTGAGCCCAAAGACTGAGGCCTACGACCGTGGAGCCAAGCTCAACTATTACAAGCTGATCCCGAGCCTACGCGCTGTGCTCTTGGTCTCGCAGCATAGGCCCGAGATCATGCTGATCGAGCGTATGGCCGGTGGCCCGAGCTCGATCACAGGCACGCGCGACGGCTGGCAACCGACGCTTGCGCATGCAGGTTCCACGATCATGCTCGAGGCGCCACATGTGCAGCTGCGAGTCGACGACATCTACGCCGGCATCGAGCTCACGCCCCCATGAACACGTACCTCTTCATCGTGCAAGACCCCGAGCTCCAGGGCTTCTACACCGGTATCACGATCACGGCGGCCATCTCGCTCGTGTGCATGGGCTTGTTCTACGCCGAGGTGCCGTACAACCGCGCGATCAGCCTAATCGTTTGCTGCGTCGTGCCGCTCGCGTTCATCGCCGCGCATGCGTTTCTGCACATCCCGTTTGCGAAGCTGGCCTACGCTAGCCTGGCTTGGTTCTTCGCGACTCTCTGGTTCAACAAGCTCATGGTGAGGCGCCAAGACCGAGCCTTCGAGGCCAAGCGCGAGAAGTACCGCCGAGAGTTCGAGAACGAGTTTCGCTAGCTGATACCATCGAGCAGCGCGGCAAAGTCGAGGCGCTGGTTTATCGTGCGTGGCAAGCCAGCCCAGGTAGTCGGTGTGAGCTCGATGCGTTGTGTCAGCGCGTAGCGGCTGCTGAGCGGATCACGGTGGAGCTCGAGGAGTCGGCCAGGCACGTCGAGCAGCCAGTATTCGGGCACGCCGGCAGCCGCGTAGCGCGCAATCTTCTCGTGGTCGCGATTGTGGCTGGTCTGACAGACCTCGACCACGAGCACAGACTCGTCGCCACGCGGATGTCGCTCCAGATAGTTGCTGTCGGCGGCATGGATCACCGAGACGTCAGGCTCCGGCCAGCTGTCGTCAGCGAGCACAATAGGTGCACCCACGCGCACCCAGAAGCCCCAGTTGAGGTAGGCTGTGCGCAGCTGGTCGGCGATGCGATGCGCGAGCACGAGGTGTGTAGGTCCTTCTGCGGGCATGGCAAACAGCTCCCCGTCAATGAGTTCACATCTCGCAGGTTCGGGTAGGATGCCAGCCTCGATCATGCGCAAAACGTCGGCGCCTGTGAACTTGTATCGTGGTTCGTTGTTTAGGGACATTACTGCAACCTCTTCTCGATTGTATCAGCCAGCTCGCGCAAGTGCTTGACCACCTCGGGCTCGGGGATAGTCGAGGAGAACATCGGCAGCTCATCGCGCGTGCGGATGAGCAGCACGAGCCCTACGACGCCCTTGGGCAGCACGGTCAGTAGCGCGCTGTTGGCGTCGCGCAGGGTCTCGGCAGCCTCGGCGAGCGGCTGGCCGACCACCTCCTGCAGACGAGTGAAGACCCGCTTCGGGTCGGGTGGGAGCGCGGGGATCTTATGCCAGGTCATGGTTGCTCCGCGAGCATGAATCTGGCGTCATCGCAGCCTCGGCCCGAGGTGATCGCGAGTAGCTTCATGCCGCTGAGCACCCCGAGCGCGAAGTAAATGTTGCCGGGGTCGTACTCGCTGAGCTCCGCGACCACGGACTCCATGTAGAAGGACCGCTCTGGATAGGCACGAAAGACCGCCAAGACGGCCTTCTGCGTTGCTGTTAGTTCCTCTTCTGTCATCTAGATACCTTCTAGCTACACAGACATAAAGTAATGCTTTACGATCATGTAGGTGCAGTTGCCGATATAACACAGCGAGACACCTAGTAGTAAGCCGCCGCCTATGCCCGCGTCGAAGACCCCCAGGCGCCGAGGCGTGACCTCGATGCCCAGGTCGGTCTCGACGTCGATGAGCAACGCGCGCAGCCGTAGGTACTCGGCATAGTGCGGGCGCACAAGGTAGACGACGATGGCGCAGTTCGATAGGCAGAATGCGTTGACGACCCACCAGGCGCTCGGCTGCTGGCCCGTGAGCAGCGCGAGTAGGAACAGCTGCGTGTTCACGATGAGCGTAGCCACCTGCAGCCATAGCGACCGACGTGCGGCGAAGTACTGGTCGCCCTTGACCGCCGTAGCGGTCGTCACGAACTCGGTCTTGGCGTCGGTCATGGGGCGAGGATATCGCCCATGGCCCTACTCTGTCACGCCCCTATGCACACGCAGCGGTTTCGCCCTCTGCAGCACCTCGATAGCGGCGTCGTATGCGCCCTGCTGCTCGAGGCGCAGGGCCTCGACGGGAAGCACGTAACACTCATGTGCAACAGGCTTGCCATCCTCGAGTCGATGCCCATGATTGCAGAATGTCGTTGTGTAGACGGTCATTTCGACAACCACTTGGCCACCGTCGCCACGAACGAGGCGAACAGGCTCATAATGATCAAGGGCACGATGCCCGAGAAGGTCCACTGCGCTAGCTCATTTCCGTGATCCATTTACTGCCTCTTTCCTAGCCTCGATCACTTCGCGTGCGAGGTCATCCATCGTTGCGTCTGACTGAGCCCACTCGATAACCATGTCGAGGTCCCCAGTGCCATAGTCACCGACCCTCGCCGCGAGCTCGACGCGCCAAGCTTTGCGCTTCGCGGCGTCGGCGATCTCCTCTTGCACCCACTCGTGCAGCTGCGCGACGATGGCCGCGCGTTGCTCGAGGTCGTCGAGCTGCGCCAAGGCATCCTCGCATGAGCGATGCACATAGCGCGGGCCGGTGCGCGGGTCTCGGCAGCACGCAACCTCGTATTCCGAGATAGTCTTCAGCAGCCGCTGCATGAACAGCTCTTTGGGTTTCATAGCCTCCTCAACACTCGCTTGAGTACCTCGTTCACGCGCTCGCACTCGTGCGGCGCACCTTGGAGCTCGGTCACCTGGACGTCGCGCTCGTGCCTGCGCTGAACTTCGATGTCAGCGAGCACGGCTTCGACGACCGCGGCAACACGCTCGAAGTCCTCGTCGCCAATGTCCCTGCCCAGCAGGAGTCGGCAAGTCATGGCTTATCCACCGGCTTGTAGCGTCGCGCGAAGTCTTTCACATCGAAGTAGGCCGTGCTGTCGAGGCCATTCTTGACCGGGCGCTTGCGAATGAGCGGCCAGCATGTGACCTCGTCGCCAGCAGACGCGATGAAGGTCTCAGGCTTGCCCACGCGGTAATTGCTCATCTTGTCGCCAAAGAATCTCATTGTGTCCGGCGAGAAGAAATGCGGCGATCGTTCTGTCACCTTTTCGACCAGTTCCTCGAGCGTCATTGTTGGCAGCTCCTTTTCTAGCAGTTTTGCGAGCCTAGCCTGACATGTAACACATGTCGGCTCACCTGTCTCGACCAAGTCGCAAATGTGCTTGACACGCTTGCACAAAGTTGTGTCGCCCTCGTCGAGGCTCACGTGCGTGAGCAGAGCGCGCTCGTCGAGATCCTTGCCCTTGTAGGCTGCAGCCAGAACACCGTGAACTGTGAACTTCATTCGAGCCTCCTCACCTAGGCGCGTGCTGGCAGAACGCGCCGCGGTCAGTCTACTCGTCCCAATTCGTGTTCAGGAAGTCGTCATAGGCGACCTGCAACAAGGCCTTCAGATCTTTGCCTACTTTCAAGCAGGCTTGATGCGTGCGCTCTGCTTTGCGCGAGTCGTGGTCGTATCCGAACTCGTCGCAGAACTCTTCGAAGTCGTCGGGCACGTTTGCGTCGCTCTGCAGCGAGTACAAAACATCCTCGACTGTAGGCGCTTTCGCGTAGAGGTTTGTGCCGTCGTCATAACCGGCATCCTCGACAAAAGCGTCGCGAGTGTCGGCCCGATGCGGCGCTATGTAGCTATGAGCCTTGCCCATAGAGAAAAGCGTAGTCATCTCGCGCGTGTCGTAGCGCAGAATGATCCGCCAGTGGTAGCCGTCGAAACCCTCGCGACCGGCCGAGTCGGGACCCTTGCCCACGAGCTCCGCATCCATCCGAATGAACTTTAGAAGTCCATTCTTGACTGCTAGGGCCTCTAGTTCGCTTCTAGTTTTCTCTTCGTCCATACAACTAACCTCCCACGTTAGGGAGCGCGCCAGCCTAGCGCGCGCCCTAAGGTCGAGTGTCAGCGTTTCCAGATGATTAGGTCCAAGCGCGCGAGCTCAGCCGCGCACATCTGTTGCTGGTTTAGGCGCGTTTCGCGATGCAGTCGTGCGGCAGCTCGACACTTGCGGCCATCCGGCCGATCGTGTTCGAGCATGAACGCGCGATAATCGCGCTGCCACGTGCGGATGCCGCAACATGGACACTTGTGTCGCATGTCGATAGTCATGCTAGCTCGACACGGCCCATTATGAGCGCGATCTCCGCGCCGAATACGGCCATGCGTTCGCACGACGTGCACTTGTAACCGCTCGCGTCTGGTTCTACGCCGCCACAAGTCCATGCGTGGCAGTGCAGGCAGACGCCGTCGCTAGCCTCGATATGAGCGGCCAAGTCGCCCTCGCTAACCTCGAGCACAGGTTTAGGTAGTGTCATGTGTCCTCACTTTCGATGCCTTGTTCGTACCACTTGCGCGATCGCGCGTACCACTCATAGGCGGTCTCTTGAATCTCGATCGCGATCTCATAGTGCCCGCGTGCGTGTTGCTTGCGCGCAGCGCGTGCAGCGCGCCAAGCGTCTTGCTGCGATATTGCGGCGGCGATTAGGTGGCGGTTTATGGGCGCACCGTGCCTTGATCATACCAACTACGTGCAACTGCATAGTGCAGTTCAGCTTGACGTTGTTCTACTATGGCAAGCTCACGCTCGCCGCCGTCATGCTGCTGTCGCGCGGCGAAAGCATCCCATCTAGCTCTAGCTTGCCAATAGCTCGCGGCCCTTAGTTGCAAGGCTTGAATACTCATTCTCCGCACCTAGGCCAGCCATGCGTGTCGAGAAACGTGTATGTGCGAGCGTCGCAAGGCAACGCGCCGCAAGCCAGATAGAAGCGGGAGTCGTGCAAGAGATCCCGCACATGCCATCCGAAGTGACGGAACGAAGGATCGTCCGTTTCCCAATTGTTACCAAGTATGTACAGACAATGATTGTACCAACTGCGTTCAATAGTCAGAATCTGCCATCCGCTCATACTAACCTCCGAACCCAGGGCAGGCTGTCACACTGCCCTAGCCTCGACTGTCACTATGGAATCAGCACGCGAAACGGCTCGCCGTGATCGATGCTCGTGCGCAAGGAATCGATCTTGTCGGCATCGGCGCCGACTTGCGCGAGCTTGAGCTTCATGCATGCGAGTGCATCGGCATTGCCCGACCACACGAGCACACGCGGCGGCGTGCCAGCGACTTTCCACAAGTCACTGCCCAAGACTTCTCGCGCATGCGCTGCCTCCTCGGGAGTCTTGAACCCGAGCAGCACGGTCGCCCAATAGTGCCCGTGGAAGTGATGCCTCAGTATCCCGTTGCCTCGAATCATGGTTACCTCCAAAACGTTCCCTAGCGACGTCTCGCCTCACAAGCGAGACGTGCCAGGCAACGCGCGATCAGGACAGTTTGATCGCTACCTCGAAAACCGGACCGAGTGCCGCGGTGTGCCGCGCGGGTTCTATGCGCTCGCTAGGCACACCTAAGGCTTGTGAGATCCGCTCCTGCAGACCGTCATAGTCGCCGTGCCAAACAAGCACGGCATTCGAGCGATCCCATTCATCGCCAAGCATGCGCTTAGCGACGCGTGCGTCAGTTGCGTTGTCAAACTGCAGAGTGACCGCGATCGGCTGATCGGCTGACGCGAAAACCTTGTGCAACTGACCCTTGCCTGTGACTAGTCGTGCCATGTTACTACCTCCACACATAGTGCCACTACAGCACAGCAACCTAGGCTGCTGTGCTCTTATGGTCCTATTTGTGGCGTCTCACGATCCAATCAGCCTCATCGTCTAGTTCTGCAAACGAGCTAACATTGTCGCCGTGCTCAAATGAACCGAACGATAATGCAGCGCGAGCCACACGATCGTAGGCTTCAGGGCAGTCTGCAGACATTGTTGATTCATCATGCGGCGATCGTCGCAACCCAGCTACACGCGCTATGCGTTCGCCGTTGCGGCATATGTTCACCGAATAGTGAATGCTGTCTTCAGCAAGATTGATATTGAGCTTTAGTTCACCGCAATATCTAGACACTGACATTGTTACCTCCACACAGATCGGCGGCACTGTGCCGCTAATCTGGCATGTACGTAGGCGCCACACGTCTCTCACTCGTGTTACGCCTACGCGTTGCCAGACTGCGACCCTCTCAAGGTCGCAACCCGTGCCATCGCACGACAGCGCGCGGGAAACCCGCCGCTAATGGTGCGTTGCTATTCAATTGTCAAGGAGCGCTGGCCACACGCGAGAGTGGCCGGTTAGGGGTGCGTGACTTGCGGCTTATCGCCGCGACGAACGTTGCTGCTTACCTCCGAAGCACACAATCAGGTGACTTGCGAACATGTATCGCAGTGCTTTGCGGCTGTCTAGCGGCATCGGTCGAGAAAACGTCAAGACGCTAGCTAGAACGCGTCTAGATGCGTTCTAACCGCGATGATTCCGAGGGTTTAGGCGGCGCAAAGAATCTTCGCGCGTAGTGCCGCGAGTCACGCAAGCACCGCGCGCAAGCCTGGAAAACATAGAATAGTTGGTAGCACCAACCGTTTTTGATATGACCATACGTTGCCATATGTGACCATATGTGACCATATGTTTTGGTGGGTTGAGCGAACGTCCGATCGGCGACCGAAACGCGTCATATAGCCCAAAACGGGGACATTCGGTCGAGTCTCGATGTCGCCTCGGCAGCGGAATATTCCGCCGCTATCGCATAACGATCGGTTCTAGCGGTATCAAGTAGCTAAATCCAACTAGGCTGTAACGCCGCCACGTCAGTGCGGCGCGACCTCGGCGCCGAGTGCCTGTTGCTCGCGCTAGGCGTCGCTAGGCGGCGCGCCCTCGACCTCGGCGCGCCCTCGACCTCGGCGCGGTCTCGGTGGCGCCATAGCGCCGCCTAGGCGGCATGGTCTCGAGACGCACGTCTCGCGAGTCATGCCATCCCCTCGGCATCCCCTCAGCTCGCGTAGCATCCCCTCAGCTCGCGAAGCGATCAGCTCGCGTGGCTCGTGCGCGTACGCGCGAGGCGGCGGGGCGACCGGGGTACACTTGGTTGAGCCGGATCCTGTTTTCGCGTCGGCCTACAGGTGGCCAGACGCAAGCGCCTAGCGCCTCGTGCAAAGCGCAAGGCAGATGCCCCCGGCGTCGCGCGCTTCGGCCATCTGCCAGAGCAAAGCGCGTTTCTGTTGACGCCGGGCATGGGCTAGGCCCATGTGTGCATAGCATGGGCAAAGCCGAATTGTTCCAGAAGCTAGGCGCTCAGCCGTTCAAAGAGCCGGCGCGACTGCCGGCTAAGTTCGAGCTCACGCTGCCGGAGACAAACAGGCAACTCCGACGCACGATGAAGGCTATTCGCCGCCGCAAGAAGCGGCGGTAAAGACCCCTATACCTTGGATTTAGAAGCTATTTCCCTTCGGATCGGCCTGTTTTACTCTGCCCCGATGCGATACCGTTTCGACCGCGTGCCGCCAGTGATTGCTGAAGAAGAGCGCATCTACCTGCAGGAGTCGGCGCGTTCTGAGCTCTGGCACCAGACCTATAACGCGGCGCTGAACGCCTTTATCGTGCGCGGTGCTGCCGAATGCCACGAGCAGGCAGTCATCGCCGCTAACCTAGCTCACGGAGAGCTATGAAATACCAGATCGACGTGCCGGCTCCCGAGAGCGGAGGCAACATGACCGCGTACCTGCGCGAGAACGAGCGCATAAACCGCTGGCACCAGACCTACAACGCCGCAGTGACAGGCGTCTTCGCGCGTGGCAGTGAAGATAGTGTTGCAGCGATACATCTGCTGGCAGTCACCCTCGCGAGCCTAGCTCATGGGCCGCTATGACCCTGGCATCGTGAGTGCGCTGCTCGACCTCATCGAGGCGGGTGGCACGCATGCAATCTGGGATCAGCCCGAGATCGACGCCCTGGCTGACGAGCTGCGCGCGGGCGAGCACAAGCCAGACGCCGTCGACAAGTTGCTCGCCGAGCTCGAGGACCAGCCCTACGCTGATCTGTCGTATGCGCTCAGAGACCTAATCAAGGCGGTAAGGGACTCAAGATGACATCTGTCTTACGAGTGTGCTTCATTCATAAGTACGACGAGACCTGGCACCTCAAGTTCCACGAGGTCTACGAGCACAGCGTCACCATCGACGAGGTAAACGAGAAGTTCTACTCGCTGGCCGAAGCGCGTAAGGCCCTCGTCGGGCTCAAGCCAGACGTCGTGAAGCTGATCGAGCAGGATGCAGGGGAGCTATGGGGCTGACCGCGCAGCCTCGAGCGCCGCTTTGTCCGCTCTAGCGAGCTCCAAAGCCTCATCGGCCCCCGAGACATGCTGAGACAGCGACTGCGAGAGAACGTCGGCCAGAAGGGCACGCACGAGCTGTTCTGTGGGCAGGGTAGACGTCACAGCGCCTCGCAGCTGCTTCGTATGCACGATGAATGTAACGCCGAGGTCCGTGCCCTCGAGCAACCGATCGGTCAAATGCTTGAGCACGAGCGCGAGCTTGCCGGCGTCACTCATCGCCCGACCCCAGCAGCAGAGTCATGTCTCGTGGCAGCGCCGGGTTAGCTAAGGCACGTTTGATCGCCGCCCACACGCGCTTGTGCCCGTCGATGGCCTCCTCAATGGTCGAGTAGCGCACCATGTAGCCCTCTGCCCATGGGTGCTCGCTCTTTCTGTCGAAAACCATCGTCTCGAAAATGAGGGGCGGACCTCGGCGGCTGTACTGATGGTTGAGGCAGAGCCAGACGGTCGAGCAGAAGATCCCGTCCTTCTCGTCAGCCATCACCCGGCGCATGTCCTGGTAGCCAGGCGACCGCATGAGTGCCAACCACTCGTCGCTCGTCAGCGGCTTGCCGTTTCGGTCGTAGTACATGCCGAAGTCGTCCATGCCCCTATGCTACCCTACTCTGGTGCGCGACGACACTATCACGGCCAATTTGCGGGCCATTTCAGAGCAAATCAACGCGGCCATAAGGCATTTCGAAGACGACGACGGCAACGCCTATGCAAGGTATGTCGCATCGGTCTGCGCTTTACTCGTCTCGACCCTGCCCAGCGTCACTAGATACGATCTCTATGAGATGATGGACCTAGGCGTTGCGATAGCTAGGGAAATGCCAAAAGACAATCAGCTCGTGTGCTAATCTTCTAGCTAGATGGCTTCTAACAAGCTAGCGCTGTTGAAAGGCGGCAAGGGGATCTTGCCTCCTACCCCGAGGCAGATCGATTCGCTGCGGCTGCACCTCAAGAACGCGCTCTTTATCGAGATGGCGGCGGTTTTGAGCCAGATCAGCCCCAACGACTTGCTCGAGTGGTTCCGCCGCGCCCTCGCTGGCGACCCGGACTTCACGCCGGTCTTAGACATGTACCTTGAGGAGACGGCTCTGCTCGCGAAGGCAGTCATGGCGCCGATCTTCAAGAAGGCCTTCGAAGACAAAGACATGGAGGCGCTCAAATTCATCTACAACAACCGGATCAAGCGCCACGAGTCACGATTCCTCGACAAACTCGAGCGGCAGGAAGACGAGCGTGCGGCGGCCCTGGCCGAAGGCGCTCACGGCTTCGCTCTGACGGCAGAGCAGGTCACGGAGGCGGAGAAACGGCAGTTGTCTCGTCGTCCGGGTGATCCACTGCTTCCCAAAGACCGTCTCTCTTAGTCTTTGAGCAATGAATCGCATTCATCATGCAGCTTACGTCCCAGCCCTTCTCTGACAGGCCGGGGCCGCCGTAGCGAGTGCTCGATGTCTTGCCGCAAGCTCCACATACCCAGATGCAGTCGGGTAGCGCTTTAGAATCAGCCATACCCGCAAACTAACAAATGCCAAAAGACACATCAACAGCCACGCCCATTGAGGCGGGGAAAGTTTTCTCACATCCAGGCGTACCCGTGTTCGTGCTCGTGCCAGTCAACGAGAAGGACGCCGAAGCTTGTAAGCAAGCGCTAGCCGACGCGCACTTCAGCTTTATGGAAACGCCGCCAGAAGTGGTGAGCGAGATCAAGCCGCTTCTCCTGCGCCAGGACTCGATCATCTATGTCGTGCACCCGACTCGGGTGAGACGGCCAAACAAGGCTGGACGCTACGAGTTCCTCACCGAGCCGCATATCTCGGCGCCCTTCGACATGGCGTCCCTCGTGCAAGGCAAAAGCCGTGTGCAGCTCGACCTCAACGCGATTACCGGCGAACTCAGCAAAAGATGCAAGAACGACCCAAACGATCGAGGCGGAAGGTTCTTCCGAGCGCAGCTGTCGAGCATCGACAAGAAGGCGCCGAACGAGGCGATGATACGCCTGACAGATCTCTGAACGAGTACCGGCGTCTGCGCCGACTCATGATCACGCTCCTAACAGAAGAGCTCAGCCGGCGCCCGGCAGTCGTCTCACTGGTTGACTGCAGACACTCATTGGCCCTCGCTAAGGAACTCTTAGAGCTAGAGCAGTCAGAGTTGTTAGACGCCGTGTTATAATACAGCGTGGCGCTACCTACGCGGCTATTCAACGGCGGCATCAAAGTCTATCAGGATCCACCTTGGGCTCCTGGTGCCTTCTCTACGCCGTTGCCGCCCTCGCCGACTGCTGGCTTCTCGCTGCACATCGACCCGGACACGGGCAAGATGACGGCCTCCGGGCCGCAGGGCGTGCAAACGAGCGCAGGTCCGAGAGAGTGGGACGTGTCCTCGGATACGAGCCACTATACAGAGCCGGTCTATGATCTAAAGACGCTGATGGACTTCAGCCGCTATAAGGAGGGCACTCCTGAAGAGCGTCTGGCAGCTTGGCGCAAGGACATCGACGCCTACGTCAAGTCAAAGAAAGAAGACCTCCATGCGCGTCTGTTCACGGCCAGCGACGACCTAGCCCGCCTCAAGCCTATCTACGAGCAGCAGGCGGCGATGAATGCCGAGGATCATAAGAATTATGATGCCTTCATCAAGTCGACGATAGCTGCGCGGCTGAATGCGGCGCACGGCGACCCCACGCTGATGTCGGGGGCAGACCCCGCGAGCGTGATGAAGGAGTTCCCGTTTGACTCGTGGGCGCGTGTGCCTGACGCAAGCCTCGCTCGGCTGGGACAGGACATTGCCACCACCCAGACGAACTTCGATACTTGGTTCAAGACATACAAAGATGACGAGGGGGCTATCGATGACGGTCTGTATGACATCGTCGATAACTATACTTCCGAGCTCGGCACTTATCGCGAATGGGAAAAGAAGTACACTGGCGCCCAGAGCGGCAACTCGATCGCCGAGCAGAACTACAAGAAGGATGTCGAGAAGTACACTCAGCTCGCTGGTGAATGGCAGAAGTACGCGGACGCAGACGCACAATGGAAAGCACAAAAGGCCCAGTTAGATGCCGATATTGCGGCGGGGAAATTCAGGGTTCAGAACGCCTGGAAGGCGATTCTGTCTGGCAAGCTGACTCCGGCGCAGCAACAGCAGCTGATGGCCCAGCTCGAGGCCGGCGAGTACAACCCAAACATCGGCGTGCCAGATCTACCGCCCCCACCGGTGGCGCCAATCGAGCCGATGCCGAAGGAACCGCCGGTACCACCGGCGCAGGCGGACCTACCGCCGCTGAGCATCGATCCAAGCGTGGCAGCCGCGCTGGGCATACCAGCGACGCACGCGGGTGGCACACCGACTGCGATCAGTGCGGCTACAGCAATAACCCCCGTGGCCGGCGCAGTCGCCCCACCCCCGGCAGCTTCGGCGACGCCATGGTCAGCTCCGACCTCGACGGTAGCGACACCTCCAGCGACATCTTCGACCGGAGCGAGCGGGTCTACGCCACCAGCGGCGACTGGCTCGACGCAGACGACTCCGACTGGCTCGACCCCCGCACCGACGCCCCAGACGACGACGCCACCGGCCCCACTCGCTAAGAGCGAGGTGCCGCCGCCAGCGGCTGCGCCGAGTGAGACGGCTACGCCCCCAGCTGCCGACCCAAACGCAACGCCCCCAGCAGAAGAGACGCCACCGCCCGCAGGCACAGGCTCCGAGTCGACTGGAACTGCCGATGCGAAGCCCAAGGCACCCACGCAGCAGGAGATAGGGTCAGGGGTCAACACGAACCCGCAAGGCTCGACGACGCAGACGCTCGATCAAGCCACGCCGGGCCAGGCCCCCGCCGCGCCGCAAACGACTCCCTCGGCTCTCTCGAGCCTCACGTCGGGCGCGGCCATCGAGAGCCAGACGCAAGACACTGGGCAGACGGATGGGACCGCCGGCCAAGATAAAACGACCGACGACAAGAAACCACAGACAACTCCGGCAACGATCTTAGCGCCGTTCGAAAAGCAGAAGGACATCGATAAGACGCCAGACCAACAGGACGCTTGGGCATGAGTGCATTAGATGACCTATTAGAAGGTGTGAAGCGTAAGGCGAGTCTCGGTGACTTCGGCGAGAGCGCAGCTGACTATCTCGGCGGCGATAAGAACACCTTCGGCCGCAAAGACGCGTTCGACGGCACGCCAGCCCATTACGTCGACAGCGACAAAGAAGGCAACACCTACGCCGGCAAGACAGTTGGTCAGTCAGCCTCGCGCGATCCCTATGAGGAGGCGAAGAAAGACTCCCCAGTCGCCACGGGCATAGGCGACATGCTCGGCAGCGCCGTAGCTGAGATCCCGGCCTTTGCCGCTACACAAGGCATGTCAGTGCCAGCGCGGCTCATGCGCAACTTCGCCGTGCCAGCCGTCGAGCACTTTATCAGCGACGAGCAAGGCACGCTCGGCGACAAGTTCAAGGGCACGGCTAACTGGATCAAAGAGCACCCTGGCCAGCAAGCCATAAACACGCTCCTGCCCGAGGCCCTGCCGCACGTGATCAAGGGCATCAAGGCGAACGTCGGCAAGCTGTTGGGGCGTACGCCCGGCGAAGCTCCAACCGGTGGCGCGAAGATGGACCCCGGCGAGATGGACGACATCATGCGAGACATTGCCGAATATGAAGCCACGCACGGTGAGCAGACGACTCCCGAGGCGAAGGCGAAACTCGTGCGCGCGATCATGCAGCGACGGCGCCCAGACCTCGTTCCGGTCGGCGAGCCGCTGTCAAAAGAGGCACCCGCTAACACTAACGCAACTACCGTTGTAAATGACAACGCGCAGGTGCGAGGGAAGCCACGCTTTCGTGGTCGCGTCGAGCCATCGGCCGACGAAGACAAGAACCTTCTCGACGAGGACGACCAATGATCCGCCCTGACCTGATGAAGCTGCTGATGGAGGCGCTGCAGCTCGGCCCTGGCAAGAAGTCCACGCCCGAGCAGCGCCGTGAATACGAGCTCGAGATCGGGCCTGTAGAAGTCGAACGCAAAGACGACGACGAAGACGACGACAACAAGGACCTAATTTCCTGATGTCCGCACCTTACGAAGATATCAACTATCTAGACATCATAAAGAAGCTCAAGGGCTACTTTACCAAGCCTGAAGGCTCTGTCGAGATAGGTAAGCCAGAAGTGCTCAAGTATGGCGCCACGGAAGCGCCTACCATCGACCTGGCCAACCGGCCCGAGCATCGCATGCCAGATGGTAGCACTGCGACAGTGCGGTCGATGGGAGTCGAGTCAGACGGCAAGCACGTGCTGCTACCGACCATCAGCAAAGAAGGCAAGCTCTGGTCAGACGACGAGGCCTTCAATAACTACCAAAAGACTAATGAGCATATGGGTGTCTATCCCGACGATGAAACGTCGGACAGAGCCGGCGAGAAGATCCACGAGGATCAGGCCAAGATGCTCGAAGACAAGCGCAACAACCGGTTCATGGACAACTACAACTGGCTGATGAATGACTCGCGCAAGCGTCTCGGTGGCGCTGCAAAGCCCGAGGATATCCAGAAGGACATGAACCAGCGCGAGGATGTGAGGCTCCTGCTAGGCAGGACGCCAGAAGACGTTGATGACACAAACCGGACTGAGTGACGCATCGCTACTTTGGCGTGCAGGCAGAATCCGTTACAAGCTCCACCCCGGCCAACTCGAACTCTACGAGAAATATAGGGCCTGGGAGCTAGCGACGTATGAAGCCCGCCTGCGCGGCGACGTTGTGCATGGCGACTGCGACTGGCCGCGCGTGTATGTCGCGAACTGCGCCAGACGCTTCGGCAAAGACTTTCTGGGGCTCTTGATTCGCATTGAAGACGCTCTGCGCAAGCCGAAGCAGATCCTAACATATGCGACGGCGCTGCAAAAGGACATTGCGTCGATTGTCATGCCGCTCATGGAGCAGATCTGCGACGACTGCCCCAGCTCGCTTCAGCCCTACTACCGCCAGTCTTACCAGGGAGTCGAGTCAGGCTTCTACTTTCAAAACGGCTCTGTGCTGCGCCTCATCGGCCTCGACAGCAATCCAGACGGTCTGCGCGGTCGCTGGTCAAACGGCGTGACCATCTCCGAGGCCTGCTACGTCGACAAGCTCAAGTACGTCGTGCAGTCGATCATCATGCCTCAGTTTCAGGGGCATCTCGACGCCACGCTGATGATGAACTCGACCCCTGCGCGCGATCCGGGGCATCCCTACAAAACCGAGTTCGTTCCAGATGCCATCAAGCGAGACGCCTATTCGAAGTACACAATCTTCGATAACCCTCGCATCACCAAGGCAGAGCGAGACGAGCAGATCCGAGCCCTCGGCGGCATCGAGTCTGAGGAGTGCCGGCGCGAGTGCCTCTGCGAAGATGTCCGCAGCGAGTCACTGACTGTCTTGCCCGAGTTCAACATCGGCGTGCACGTCGTCGAGCAGACCCCGCCGCCCTACGCGCTCGGCTACACGGTCGTAGACCCTGGCACCCGCGACCTCTGCGCCGTCATAGCCTGCTACTACGACTTTGCGCGCGCCAAGATGGTTGTCACGCACGACTGGGCTCAGCGCGGCGCCCCCACGAACCTCGTGGCGCGGGCTATTCGAGACGTCGAGGCGGAGGCCTTCAAGGATCTGACCTATTGGAACGATAAGATGTTCAAGAAGAACCCCGTCTATCGCTACAGCGACATCGACGCGCGCATGATCTTGGACCTCAATGTGCAGCACAAGATCAAGATCGGCGCGGCGGACAAAGACGGCGCCGAAGCCGCCCTCAATCAGCTGCGCAACGCGTTCCAAAACCAGCGTATCGAGATAAATCCGCGCTGCAGGCAGACGGTTCAGCAGTGCGAGCAGCTGATCTGGAACAAATCACGAACGTCTTACGAGCGTAGTGACGCTTTGGGCCATGGCGACTTGGTCGACTGCCTGAAATACGCGTGGAGGCACATCAATCGGCAGCAGTCACCCATGCCGCCCTACGGAATTGTGCTGTCTCGCGAGGTCCCGCTCGAGGACATCTTCCTTCACAAAGGCGATCTGCGCTCTCCGAGCCGCATGACCAAGGCCGCCAACGACATTATGCCTCGCGGCGTCAGCACGCGCGGGCGGAGATCCCATGTTTGAGCCGCAAGACAAGCACGTAGCTAACGATAACGAGCCCAAAGAGCGCGAAACCTCGACAAAAGAAGAGGCGTTACGGCTCATCGATGAATATTGGGCAAATGAACAGGACCCAGACGAGCTCTGGTCGTGCCTTTCGGACAAAGAGGTCGAGTTCTACAGCGCGCTCGAGCGGCGGAACATGTTCAACATGTACCGCTTCAGCTTTTCGCACTATTTCGGCCTGCACGGAGCCTCGGGCGCCTCGAGCCGTTGGGCGACGCAGTCGATCCAGTTCTGCGGCGAGGACAACGAGCTCATAGACTTCTCGCTGAATGAATATCGATCGTTTTGCGACCAGATATTCAACATGCAGACGAAGAACAGGCCGTCTTTCGAGGCGCAGGCACTCAATACTGACTACAGGTCGCTAGCTCAGGTGCAGTCATGCGACACGATGGTCAAGTATTACTTCGAAGAGGTCTACGGCGAGCGCAAAGAGAAAGAAGTCGTCAAGATAGAAGGTCTCTACGGCAAGGCCTACACGCATCTCGAGTGGGACGCGGACGGCGGCCCTACGATCCAGTTCGAAGAGGAGATTCCGTCTGACCGAGGCCCCATTCCGGTCAAGAAGCGCGGGAAAAGAGGCGTTTTGCGTCTCGCCAGGGTCTTCCCTTGGGAAGTCGTCTGCGAGCCCTATCGATCCGAGCTCGACGACCACATGTGGCGCATGGTCATCGGCGCGAAGCGCACAAAAGTCGAGATGATCGCGCGCTACCCGCTTTTCGCGACGCAAATCGACGAGTCAGACTACGTTGCCAACGTTTACGAGTACCAGTTCCCCGGCGCTGACCCCTTGGCGAAGGAACCCGAGGGAACGTGCGGCTATCGCATCTTTTATCACGCCGTAACGGCCGCTATGCCCGAGGGACGGCGCGCAATCTTCGTGAACAACGTCATGGTCGATGATGGCCCGCTGCCCATCGACGAGATCCCGGTTTACCCGCTTTGCACGAGCGAGCTCCACGGCACCAGCTTCGGCATCTCGGCTCTCTGGAACATGCTGCCTGCCGAGCAGATGAGCAACCAGGTGCTTTCCGATATGGCCACGAATATCGAGGCTTTTGGTCGCCCGCCCCTGGCACTGGTCGAAGGCAGCGACATCGACCTCGACAGTTTGGCGAACGGGCAGAAGGTCATCTTCATCCCGCCGAACACCGAGCCACCGAAGCCGATTCAGTTTCCGCACTTGCCCGAATACACCTTCAAAGTGCTCGATTTGCTCAAGTCGGCGAAGCAGTCGATCAGTGGCTTGAACGCTATCGCCCGCGGCGATACCTCGACGAACATCACATCTGGCGCACACGCAGCGCTCTACAGCCAGATCGCCGTCGAGGCCCAGTCGGACGAAGCGCTGAACCTCGACCTGCACCGAGAGTCTGTGGCTAACGGCATGGTGAGCTTTCTGAAGTACCACGCCAAGCATCCGCAGCTCGTGGCTATCGTGGGAGTCGACGAGCGCGCCTACCTCGAAGAGTTCACTGAAAAGGACTGGACCGGCATCGCGCGCGTTCGCATCAAGACAGCGAACCCTGCTCTCAAGACGTCTGCCGGCAAGATGCAACTCGCCGAATTGCTGCGCCAGTGGCCAGGGATGCCCATCAAGGATCCGCAGCAGATAATCGAGCTCGTTGTGTCAGGTCAGTTCAAGCCTGCCTACCAGCCGACTCGCTCGGCAGAGCTCAGGATCCGTCGCGAGAACGAGAAGCTGCTCAAGGCCCCGCCCACGCAGCAGAAGCCGGGCAAGCCCGGACCTGACGGGCAACCGGGACCGATGATGCAGACGGTGCCCAGCTGCAAGGTGCTCATGACCGACAACGTCACGAGCCACCTGTTCGGCCACCTCGAAGTGCTCACGAGCCCCGCCGCCGAGAAGGACCCCAGGATCATGGAGGCGACTCTGGCGCACATGCTCGAGCACGTCGACATCGCGCGTAACGGCGATCCCTACCTCGCCGGCGTGCTCGGCAACCCTCCGCCGCAGCAGCCAGGCGGAGTCGGCCCAGGCGGACCCCCAGGCGGACAGAACGGCGCCACGGGCAGCCAGCCCTCTGACAAGACGCAGGGCCAGGCGCAGAAGGTCTTGGGGCCAGGCCCCGGCGCCGACAACACAGATGACTCAATGGGTGGCTCTATCCCTAAGCCGGCTAAGCCAGCGCAGCCCCCACCGACTGCAAACGCAGCCTAACCACATCACCAACAATCGAAACAGGACAACGTGTCAGAACCATCTGCCGCGCCCGCGTCGACTGGTGCCGCCTCTACTCCGGCACCCTCGAGCTCGGGCTCTACATCCACAACCCCCTCGCCTTCTTCGCATGGCTCGGCGCCCAGCTCGTCTGGCTCGCTATCCTCGCGAGAATTCGCCCGACAACTTCGAAGCAAGCCATCTGGTGAGTTTCTAACTAGCCAGAAACCAGCTAACGACCAACTCGGTCAGACCAAGGAACTCGGAGAGGCCCAGGAAGCCACCCCAGAGCCTCTCAGTGACGACGCACCGTGGCATGAACGGTATGCACAGGGAATCCACGGCGTGCCCGCCAAGGACCTGCTAGAGGCCTTAGAACAGGGGCGTGTGCCAGACGCCCTCATGAGCAAGCTCCGGCTGGCCATTGGAGACGACGGGTTCGAGGGCTCCCTCGATGAGCTCAAGAGCGGCGCCATGATGCGCCGCACGTTCACGCAGAAGAGCCAGGAGCTCGCCGAGCAGCGCCGAGCCTTCGAAGCCGAGCAGGGCGAGCTCGTGACTTACCTGTCCAACTGGAAGTCTGACCCGCAACAGCTGCTCTATGGCATGCGCCGTCTCGGCATGCCCATTCAAGAGGTTGCCCAGATGCTCATCAACGAGGCTGTCACGGCAGACAAGCTGAATGAAGCTGTGCCTGGCTCGGGCGATGAGTGGATCCAAGCGCAAATCATGAAGGCCGAGCACGCCGACCTGCTGAGACAGCATCAGCAGGCCGAAGAGCAGCGGCAGATGGCGGCGCAGAAGCAGAAGCAGGAGGCCATCTCTAACAACCTGCGCAGCATCGCAGTCAAAGAATTCGAGCTCGCCGGCCTCGATCACAAGCCGACTGCCTGGAACTTGTTCCGCGAACACTGCGCAGCGATCTACGAGGAAACCGGCAAGCTGTCACGTGCTGACGTGCGCCGCGCTGTGATCGACACCAAGGGCCAGATTGAAGACTATATAAAGAAGTACAACGTGCAGGTCGAGCGACCCACGCTCGGCGGCCCGCGGCTCGACGGCGGTGCGCCTCGAGCGACGAATCCGTCTGCGCCGAGTCGGCCAGGCTCGCGCCAGCTCTCGTCTCGTGAGTTTGAGCGCCAGATTCGGTCGGGCAAACTTTGATACATGTTATAATTCAGTAAGCACTAACTAACCAGTTCGCAAGAGGCCCGCGCGCATAAGAGTCCCCGAGAGGACAAGACTCTAACCATAAGTGGACAACCTCAGACTCGGTCGAGTGCGAAACCACCGTTTCCACACATCAGTTTGAGGTTTTCTAACATATGGCATCCGCTAATACGGGCGCCCTTCTAAAAGAGGTTTACGGCGGGATGTCCAATCCCGTTGCTCCTGAGGGCTCCTTTGCAAAAGATATTGAGTTCGTTCCGCCTAAGGAACGAACAGGTCGAGATTACTACTTCCCCGTCCGCCTCGGCCTCGAGCAGGGCGCGAAGTACTCAGTCTCTCACGATGCGTTTACCCTGGCAACGCCAGTAGACGGCATCTACGAAGACGCCCAGCTCCAGGGCGCCGAGATCGCGATGAAGGCGTCTCTCTCGTATGGCGAGATGAGTCGACTCAGCGCAGCCAAGGGCGAGAGCGCGAAAGCGTACGACCAGGGCGTTGCGATCAAGATCTTGAATTTGACTCAAGGTATGGAGCAGCACCGGGAGATGAGTCTTTGGTACGGCCCAGGCGCTAATACCGCCGCCGCGCCTTTGGCTAACATCGGTGTTGTTGCAGCCGTTGGTGCTGCAGCCGCTGCAGACGGCATCCGTATCTTCACTATCACCCGCGCTTCGTTTATCCCAGGGTTCTGGCAGGACGCTCAGAATATCCTCTTGGAGTTCGTAGCAGCGGGCGCATTCGTTCCGTTCACAGTTACGACCCCTTGTAAGGTCATCGCAGTCGATATCAAGAACTGCAAGATCACTGTGCAGGGGCTCCAGGCTGAGGTGAATAACGTGGCTATGGCACCTCTTGCCACGGTTCACATTTACTCGTCTGTCGGTAACTCGATGATTGGCGCGCAGGCAATCTGTGAGAACGCAGGTGTCATGTTCGGCATTTCCGGCGCTCAGTTTCCCCAGTGGAAGGCCCAAACCTACCCGGTCAACGGCGCTTTGTCCTTCGACAAGTTGATCGAGGGCATCACTCTCGCAGCTGACTCCGGCCTCGACGGCGGGTGCACTTGTTACGTGAATAACCGCTCTTGGTCGACTCTCCTGACCGATGAGGTTGCGATGCGTCGCTACCTCGGCTCGGACCTCGGGGGTAAGGCAAAGCCCGGTTTCCGCGAGATCGAGTTCATCACAAATTGCGGCGTAATCAAGATCAAACCGTATCGCTACATGAAGCAGTCGCTGGCGTTCGCCATCCCGACTGACGAGTGGAAGCGAGTCGGTTCGAGCGACATCACTGCAACGTTGCCCGGCAACCCAGACGAGTTCTTCTATCAGCAACTCGACAACGCTGCTGGTGCTCAGCTGCGCATGTACATGGATCAGGCAATCGTCTCCGAGATGCCGTTCCACAGCGTCATCTTCTCCGCGATCGACAACCCCAACGACAGCATCCCATCGCTGACCTGATGCTTATATAGCCACCCCTTAGCCTCGGGGCTTACTCGCTTGAAACGAGGGGTCTCGAGGCTGTTGTTTATCTACAGAAAGATCTGACTATATGTTCCCGATCATGGCCGCCGTTCAGGCGGGTGCCGATATTCTCGGTGCAAAGAAGAAACAGCAAGAGGCTCAGCGCACCAACGCAGCTCGAGCAGCCCTTGGCGAGGCCCCAACGGCCGACCCAGGCGACGGAGGTATGGGCGCGCTTCTAAAGGGCGCTGGCGGGCTCATGGGAGGCATGGGCGGGCAAGGAGCGGGAGGCACGCCGCCTGCCGAGGCGAAGGCCAATATCGCTAACGCGATGAACGCGTCGGCGAAGCCGTTCACCGGCCCGATTCCACAGCCCGGCGTGAAGCTACCGCCGCCACCCCCCGCGCCACCGAACCCGGCTCTAGGCGGACCGTCAGGCCCACCGATGTCGGATCCCAACTCGTTCGCGCCAAACCTCTACGGCGACGACGACAACCTGATCCCGCGATAATCTATGTTCACCGACGAGTTCGTATATCGCGTCAGGCAGATGTGCCAGCTGCCTAACAACGATCAGGACTGGGGAGACAGTGACATTCTCACTGAGGGCACGCTTGCGCTCAGAGAGCGGTTCACGCAGGTCGTCGCGAACATTCGTCAGGGTTACTGGCTCAAAGAGTACCAGATCCCGCTTGTGGCTGGCACGACGCAATATCGCATTCCCTACCGCTTCAGCGTGCAGGGGCTCGAGCTCGTCGAGGTCCAAAAGGCGAATAACTCGGGTCTGTGGCGCCAGCTGCAGATCGCGACGACATCGCAGACGACTGCCTACTCGACCCCGAGTCTCTACGAGCCAAGCCACTTCGAGATCCGCGGCGACAACCTCGTTCTTTACCCGACTCCGCAGCAAGACGGCTGGATGCGTATCCGCGGGTATCTGCGGCCGAGCGACTTGGTGCTGCAGCAAACGACTCCGTCGACCGAAGAAGGCCCTGGCTTCTCGAATGTCGGGTTTATCGAGTCGTGCGGGCTCGAAGACGATGGGCTCGGGAACCAGCTCTTCGTTGTCACCCTCGCTGAAGATGACTTCGATTTCACTAACTCAGTGGGCTTCGGCTTCGACGTCGTGCAAACAACGGGCTGCGCCGAGGTCACGCTGCCTAACATGTTTTGCTACACCTACGTAGCGCCGCGAACGCTGGCCTTTCGCATCGACTACCCTGGCCAGTTCGCCGCCTCGGACACTGTCGTGACCACGCAAGATGAGGACAGCCGGCGCGCTGCCTATCTCATCCACGCAGACGAGTCGATCACTATCCCGCTGCCGCAAGAGCTCCACTCGGCCCTCGTGGCCTGGACCAGCGCCGTCATACTAACCGAGCGCGGCGACCTGGAGAAGGCAGCCGCATGCGCCAAGAAAGCTGAGGCTGCGATTACGCGTGCCATCGACGTCATGACGCCGCGCATCAAAGCGCAGCCTTACACCTTCAAGACGCGCAACAGCTATTTGCGGAGACGTCAGGCGTGGGGATGGGGGCGGTGGTAAATGCCAAAGCTCAAGACCACGCAAGTCAAGGTCTCTGCGCTCGCCACTAACCCCAACAAGTACGCACTGCCAGCTGGCTCGTGTGCCGTTGCTGAAAACGTAGTTATGCGCCAGCCTGGTGTGCTTACTCCGCTAGACGCAGATGTCACAGTTTATTCAACGGATACAGCCGGCATATACAAGCCAGTAAAGCTGTACAACAGCCCGCTCTATGGGGGTCGCGTGGGCGTAGTCCAGGCGGACGCCGCGCAGTCGGCGATATGGAAATCGACGGAGCCAGAAACGCAGACGGGGCGCGTAGATATGTACGCGTTTACAAATCAGTATACGGTTCCGCCATCGACACCAGCACCATCGCGAGACACTACGCAGCTATGCGTAGGTTGGAAGTTTATCACTGGTACGTCTGGCAACATCGAGCCCGTGAACCGCGCACCAGGATTTATCCCTGGCATGACGCACGATGCCTATAACACTTTCCGCAGTTTTCTTACCGAAAAGTGGGGAGTCATCGCGAGCAACGAGCGATACGCAGGGCTCTATGCGCCGATGCTGCAGCTTGCGCTGACGCAGATTGCGGCTGTGCCAGCAACGATCAACCAGGATAACTGGTTGGTGCCAGGTGGTACGGTTTCCTACCGCGCCGTTCTAAGCCTAGAAGTAGCGCAGCCCCCAGACGACCCGGAAGGGCTGTTTACGCCGGTTCCGAAGGCCTATATCGTCGTAGGACCGCCGTCGCAGGTGTTTTCAATAAAGAATGAAGACTATGGCGACAACTGCTGTGTGCAGATAATCCCGCGACTGAATATGCACGATGCAATCGTGCCGGTGACCTATTACGCGGGCTGGAAGTATTACGTTTCGATTTATAGATGCCCGCAAGATGAGGTGCGTGATCCAACGCGGCTCACCGACGACTACCGGCTGGTAGCGAAGCTGCTGGTGCCAGAACCTAGTGCTACGCAATTCCCAAGCATAGGCGCTGGCGCGTTCAACTGGACAGACACTATTACAGAAGATTCGCGCAACGGCGGCGAGGCACTCTACACGAACACTGGCCAGCAGGGGGAACAGGGCGCGAACTATTGCCCGCCGAGCGCGGCAGACATCTGCGTCTTCAAAGACACCACGTTCTACGCAAACCGCGCGAGCTTCCCGACTAACGCCTTCGAAATGCGCGGTGCCTTCGGCGACTTGCTCACGGACAGGGAGGTGACCTATGGAATAGGCCATCGCGCCGTGCAAGGCACTGCGACGGCAAGCTCGTTTCAGATACTAACTACGGCGCCAGAGCTTGTCGGAATGGAAATTGGACAGGTAATCGTGGGCGCTACGTTCGCCGCCCCGCCCCAGGCAAATGTTTGGCCAGCGGGTACGTACGTCACAATTACCTCGGTAAGTGTTGGCACGAACAGGTTCAGTGTGTCTGTAGCTGTGCCGCCTGGCACCTCGGGTGCAGTGAATATGGTCACAGCAGACCGAATCGACGTGCGGCTTGACTACGCAGATGGCACGGCCTCACCTGTTATTCATTTCGACCCTACAGACCCAGTTGGATCTGCGACCGCCTGGAACGGCACGGCTGCAATGCCTGCGCTCTACGCATGGCCAGCAGGTTTACGCTTCCAAACGCTCTTCGGCCATGTGATCGACTCCTACCCGCCGCAGGAGGGCTACAGATTCGCAATTACGCACACGACACCCTGGCATAAGCGCGTGACCAAGCTGCGGGTCAGTATGACCAACCGGCAGAACTACTCGCCGCAAGGGGCGCCGATAGACGTTGGTACAGGTGTCGAGGGTACCTACGAGCTGCGACGCAACATCGTCTATCTGTCGAAGACGTCAGAGCCAGAGCACGTACCGCTCGGCAACTTCCAGATCATAGGCGCTGGCGTGATCCTAAAGATGTGGTCGACGACGTCTGCCATCTTCTTTTTCTGCACCGATGGGGTTTGGCGGCTCACTGGCGACGGCACGACTTGGACCGTCGATCAGATTGACCCGACAGCCGTACTTATACACCCAGACCTCGTAACGTCGCTCAACAACAAGATCTACGCGATATTTCAAAGTGGTCTGGCTGTCGTAACCGATGCTGGCGTGCAAGTTGTTAGCGACGACGCTATTGGTTCTATGTTGCGGGATCAGGTTTCAGAGATGCGGGCTGAGCTTGGGTTCCCTGGTAAACGCCAGCAGTTGCCGTATGTATTTGGGCCGACGATGGAGGCGGACCATCACTTCAATGAGGTGTGGTGGGTACTAACCGTGTCCTTCGGCGGCGAATCGTATATGACTTCATCGTATATCTTCAACGATGAGACCCAGGCCTTCACAACACAGACCAGCGCGTATAAGGGTATAACGTATTACGCCAGGAACGATAGGCTGGTGTATGTAAAGGGGTTGACCGAGTGGGACCTCGCAGTCAAAAGTGACTTCTACACGCCAGGCAGCGGTTTGGGGACCGGTAACCGCATGCCAGCAACGATCAGGTTCAATCCGCTTGTATCCGAAGATATGGGGGACCTGAAAGAGTGGATCGACATGTCGTTCTTTATGGAGCTGTATGGAGAGATACGGTTGCTGTGGAATAACGAAGCAAGAGAATACGTCGCGAGCGTTGGGCCAGAGCAACGAAAGTTTCCAGCGGCGCACTTTTGGGTGCCGCGTGAATATTCGCTGCGACCGATTCTCGAGGATTGCGGATTCACTACAAACATAGATGGGCTCCTGTTTCCAGCGCAGTTCACGCTATACGGCTTCACTGTCAGGTACCGCGTCGCCTCTGACACGCTCAAACGCGCATGAGAAACACGCCTAACCTGCCGGTCACTATTGCCGATCAGAGTCTCAACAGATTCCTCACGGGGGTGCAAGCGTGTCTCCTCAGTGTGGTAGACTTGATCATCTACGAGGACACGGTCGTGTGGCACCCGCCCTATCGTTTCTTCGTGCCGCTACGCAACGCAAAGCTGCGGCTCGAGCAGCCAAAGATCATCGAGCTTGGACGAGCCGTAATCGTCAACGAGCCGGAAACACCGGTCCACTTCGGCGCGACGACTTGGAAGTGGCAGTCGAACAACCAAGTCACAGTTATTGATCAGGCAGGCCTTGTAGAAGGCGTTAGATATTCCCTTGTATATAAGGTCATTGGATAAATGGTAACCCGCAAGACATACGCGCAGCCGAAGATGGACAAGGCTGCGGAGACCTACGGCAAGTTCGACCTCGGCGGGAACCTGCTCTTTGCGCCCGGCGCGGCCGACTACAACCGGCAAATCGACGATAGCGTCCGAGACATCCAAGGCACGCAGGCGGACATCGCTTGGGAGAACTACAACGGCGCCAACGATGTAGCCAACGAGAATAAGGGCATCTGGGGCGACTACGCCTCGGGCATCTCTGGCAAGATAGACCCTTTCTTTTCAGGCGTAGGCGCGAAAGACCAAGCGACGACTGACCAGTTCGTCGGCGCGATGGGTCAGTGGCAGAACCCCGCCGACCTGTTCAAGGACCCCAAGTTCATGAGCTATGTCGGCGATGCGCAGAACCATGCGTTTCGATCCGGCCAGGCGAAGGATGCGCAGACCTCGGCCCTCGGGCAGCTGTCGGCGCTGACGGGCACGAAGGAGACGGCGCAAGAGCGTTTGCTGCGCGAGATGGCCCGGCGCAAGCAGGAACAGAACGAGCGCGGCAACAGAGAGGCGCTCAACTCGAGCTTGAAGGCGCGCGGAGCTTACGGTTCCGGCGCAGAGATCCTCGGCAACGCCATGAGTCAGCAAGGCACTGGGGAGCAGCGCAGCCTCGAGAACATGCAGGCGAACGCAGGCGCGCAGCAGCGAGCCATGCAGGCGCTGGGGCAGTACACAGCGGCGGGCCAGGCCATGGGCGCGCAGGACCTCCAAGAGGGCGCCTACGCCAACGCCATGGATCAGTTCAATAACAACCTGCAGCAGCAATATAACAACTTCAAGGGCCAGCAGCAGATCGGCGCCGTGAACTCTGGCAACACAGAGCAGCGAACGCGGGCGACTGGCGTGGCCAATGCGCAGCTCGGCAACACAGGCCGACAACGCGCTGACTTTGGCACTGCGGACACGATGAAACAGAATCTCGCGACCGGGGGCATGGGCGTGAACACGGCTGGTCAGTCGCTCAAGAGCGGCGCAGGCGGCGATCTGAGCAAGCAGCTTGGAACTGAGGCCTCGACTCTCGAGTCGAAGAAGAAAGACGAAGGGTTCTTCGGATGAGCAGGCAAGATCTACTTGACGAGCAGGAGATGGCTGGCCTCACGGGCACGGGTATGCTCGTGCCGCCAGGCGAGAACCTGCGCTCTGTAATCCCAGAGGCCATTGCCACCGCTACGCCGGATCCAAACGCCGCAGTAGCGACTGCCACGGGTGCAGCGCCTACGGTCGGGACCAATGCGGCGGGCCAGCCAGAGCTGAAGACCGATGCCATCGACACGAGTCTGCATGACAAGCGCACTGGTTATGACGCTGCATCTGGCTATCGGCACAGCGATACGAACGATCTCTTGAAAGACCAGCAGAAGGTAGCAGCAGCCAATGCGCTGTATAGCTATGGCATGGGCACCGACGAGCCAGCCGGCGCCGCAGACGCTAGCGGCGTCTCGCGCACGGGTCTGCCGACTTGGTATCATAACGCAAAGCTGCGCGGTGATAGGATCCCTGGCTCGAAGAACTCTCACTATGTGCTTGATGAAGCCACGTGGGAGCCACCCAAAGAGCAGCGCATCGGCAAGGGCATCGCGAACATGATCGCGAACATGTCGACTGCCGGGTCTCGGCTGGCGATGGGCGAGAAGGAAAGGCCCTTGGGCTTGCGCATGAAAGACGCCAAGCGCGTAGCGCTCGGCGAAGGCGCAGCGTCACTCGCTGACATGTTCATCGACCGCAAGAATCTGCGCTACCAAGACCTGCTCAAGACGGCCAAAGAAGAGTCGGAGATCGAGAAGAACAGAGCAGCGGGCACAAAGGGTGCGAAGGGCAGCGGCAGTCAGGCATCGCGCATGGCTGCCTTGACAGGTGTGCTCGGCGCCAACGCCACGCAGAACACCGGCGAACGACTGGAAAAGTCGAAGGAAGCTGAGGCTGCGCAGGCAATGATCGATACAGACCCGAGGCACCCGAAGGCAGAAGAGTTTCGGCGACACATTCTCGAGTCGACTGGCGGCTGGCTGAACGAGAACGATGTGCCTCACGCCTCGTATGCAGAGCTCGTGCGGCTGGAGACACGATTCGGCGAAGAGGCAGCGCGACGATCAGCCGCAGACGTAAAGCGCATCGAGCGCGACTGGCAGGTCTATATGGAACGCCATGGCAAGAACGAAGCTGCACAGAATGCGTTCAAAGCACAGCAGGAAGAGATAGCAAAGCAGCGTCGCGACAACTGGCTCGAAGCCGGCGAGTTTTGGCGAAGTGGCTCACCGCCGAAAGATGAGAAGATCTATCAGAAGGTGCGTGAATACCACGCAATCTCGAACGGCATGATGGAAGGCCTCGACAAGCTCAGCGAGATCCAACAAGCGCTGACGAAGATGGGTCCGTTGTATGGCGCTGGCGGTGAGGTTATCAAATTGCTCGGAGAAAAGCTGGGTATGAAGGATGCGCAGTATCTGACAAACCTCGGCTTCCAGCTGGCAGCGAGTTTGCGCAACCTGATCCGTAAGAAGGAAAACTTCGGTGTGCCGCAGCAGTGGGAGCAAGATCTCCTGCGCACTCAAGTGCTGGAGCCAGGTACGTTCATGTCGTGGCTACAAGGCACGAGTAGCTTTGATTCTCTGTATGCGCTGACTAAGATGCAAGCGCGGCAGTGGCTGCGAGATGAAGGCGGCATCGGCTTCACGGACACGGACAAAGAGCCGCCCAAGTACACAGGCGTAGCGCCAGTGCGAATCTCGGAGCCAATCGTGCGAGATCGACATGGCCAGCCGCTAAAAGACTGGGCCGAGATCGCCGACCAGGGGCGCGACCAGCTTGAGCAGATGGAGCAGTTCAGCCGTAGGCTGACTGATGAAGAAGTAAAGGCGACAGGTTGGAAACCAGGCCCACGCGGCGTGGCGGCACAGACCCCTGCGCGTGCACCCGCCGAGAGAGACCCAGCGACTGATGCCGCTGCAGCAGCTGCAGTGCCAGCGTTCAAGGCTGTCGCTGATCACATGACCAAAGGCACTCGGGAGCTCTACGAAGAGATCAAGCATCTAAAGGCGGAAGATTGGACGCCAGAGTTGGCGAAGGCGTGGAAAGAGCGCGCCATCGAGCTCAAGGACAAGATGCTGCAGGCTTTCACGAACATGCCGTTTGAAAAGCAGCTGAAGGACTTCTTCGGAGCCGAGGCACCTGCGCCACCGCACATGGGCACGATCGAGGTCTCAGGCCCCGAGGTTCGAGATAAGCCCAAGCCGAATGCGCTGCCCAACAAGCCAGCTGAGCCAGAGTCAGGCGACAAGAAGCCAACTAGATGGCGTATAACTATGAACGGTAGGCCTTTTGCGACCAAGGAAAAGATTCCAGATGGCGCATCTCCGAAAGACGCTAACGCGGCATTCCAAAAGGGCCTATTGAATGTGCCAGAAGATAAACGCGGTGACTTCGGGCTAGAGGCATACTGATGGCACCTCCACTAAAGAAAACACCAGTCGGTGAGACGCAACCGAGCGATAACCCGTTCGACAATGCTATAGCCGAGCATTTTCGCGACGCCGGTGTGCCCGACGACGAAGTCGACGCTGGCATGGACGCCTACAAGAAAGCTGGCGACGCTGGCGTAGAGTCAAAGCCGACTCCCAGCGTTGCGACGCCCGATTCTGAGGACCCCGTCATCAAGAAGACGCGCGCGCTGCTCGCCGGAGAAGTGCCCCCGGAGGTGCGCCCGCTCGACCCCGACAAGCCCAAAGAGGGCGGCTATGCCGACTGGCTGACGGGCGCGAAGCACACGCTCGGCGGCGGAACATATACGCTCGGACTCAACGACGCGATCACGAGCGGCATGAACACGACTGCGCATGCGTTGAGCAACGCACTCGGCGTCAAGATTCCATATGCCGATCACACGATCGACGGCAAAGAGCCGACATACGCAGGCGCTACACCCTCGCACACAGTGCGTGAAAAGCCTGTAGAAGAGGCTCGCGAACGTCACCCTGAGCATACCGCTGCTGGCGAGGGTCAGGCGCTCATGGCTCTGACCTATGGGGCCGGCAAGTTCCTTCCAGCCGTGGCGAAGTACGTCGGAGCGCCTGCGACGAAAGGCCCGCGCTTTGTCGACGGCGTGATCCCTCCCGAGCCGGGGAGGTATACACGGGCCTATCGCGGCGCAGTGAAAACCGGCAAGCAATATGTGGCTGATGCCGCGGAGGCGTTGCCTAAGACGACTGCGGCAGCCAAGGGTGTAGGTCGTTCTGCGGCGGGCCTCGGTGCTGCCGCTGTGGCTCGTGGCGGCCAGCTCGAGGGCGACCGTGCGAGTCAGGTCATTGACGAGTTCAAAGAGCACCCCTATCAGACCGCACTGACTGCGGCTGCGCCCGTTGTGCTCGGCAGCGCCGCTGGCGCTGGGCTGAATGAGGCTGGCAAGTATTTCAAAGACAAAGCGAACGTCAAGGTCGCTGCAGCGGTGGCAGACGGCCCACTCGTCAAGAAGCTCGAGAGGCAGGGCGGGTCAGAGGCCTACAAGAAGCTGGGCAAGCAGATTCGCGATATGGGCCTGCTTGAGACGAGCCTAGACTCTGACGATCATTCGTGGAAACGAACGACTGCGGCGCGTGTGTCGAACAATGTGCAGAGGCAGAAGGAAGCGCGAGGTGCAGAGGTAGCCCGTGCGTCAGATAAGCTTTTCAATAGCTCGACGGGTCGCAGGCGCAAACTGCCAGATGGCCGCATGGTGCCCGAGACTGTTGGCGACGTTGCGCTGCCGACTCAGAGCATCAGAAACCAGGTCGAGAAAGCAGCTCGTGGGCAAGAGTATGCGAATACGCCCGCGTCAGAAGTCAGAGAGATTCGCCGACACCTGAATCGACTCACGCCGCGCCAGCCGGAGGCGCAGACGGTCAACCGCGCGCCGCTACTGCCTAACAGTTTGCCTCTGGATCCTATGGATGCATCTGTGCGAGCAGGGGTCGTAGGACAGCCCCCGCCTCCTCCCCCGCCGCAAACGCGGCCCGCGATCAAGCTCGATTTGCCGAGCACCGGTGTTACGACTCCGCTGGGCGGACCCGCTCGCGGTAACGCGAAGTACCGCGGCAGCACATACAAAGGTCAGCCGCCCGCGGCGCCAGCAGCCGGAGCTTACCCCGAGCGCGAGCCGCCAGACGTCCTGCCGCCCGCTACAGAGCCCGAAACGCCAGCGGGGCACATGCCCCTTGGCGGTACGGGCGTCGGGTCACCTGGAGGCCCACAGCGCAACGCTCCGAAGCCTACAGAGCCCGTGCATGCGGGGCTCCGGCCCGAAGTAGCGCCGGCCGAAGTGCCAGGCGCTGTGGTGCCTCATGACGCCGCACTGCGTCAGTGGGAGCAGGAGCAGGAGCTCGGCCACTGGAACCTCGGCGAGCAACCACCTAAGCACCTCGGAACGCAGCCGCAGCCCTACGTCGCACCGGTCCCGCGGTTCAATCGGCAGACGCGTGCGCGCGAGCCGAGTTCAATTCCCAATGCTGCGGCGCCGCTTGCGCCAGGTGAGAGGCGAAGTCCGACTGCCAAGCCTGAGCCACGTCCAGCTGGCGCCAAGCCGACATACACGTCGAAGCTGAAGGCTGATCCGAGCAAGACCAAGAGCTCGGTGCGTAACTACGGCAAGCCAAAGAAGCCGGCGCCAGAGCCCAACCTCGAAGAAGAGATCAAAGACTTCCAGCTCGAGAAGCCGCAGCTGTTAGGCCCCGCGAACCCGCCGGAATGGCCACAGGTCGTGGAGCCTAACCAGATGAAGCTCGACAGGCCCAAGCTCGAGCTCGGCGGGCCAGCCTTTCAAGAGATGGCGCCCACAGCGCCGCGGATCAACCTATCGCCACACGAGCAGCGCAACGAGGCAAAACCGCCGCGCTTGAATTTCGCGACGCCTCCACCGACTGTCGGCATTCCGCAGCCGATGCAACTAACGCCGCCCTTCCAAGCGCCGCTGGGAGTCGGACAAGCACAACCGCAGAATCGCAACGTGCCTTTCCAAGCGCCTAGCTTGCTGCGCCCGCCGACCCCCGAGGTCTTGCCCCATAACACTACGCCTGACCCGCAGCCACGACCGCGGATCAACCTCATGCCGACTGAGCAGCGCACCGGCCCTCGGCTCGACGTGTCGAGGCTGCAGCTCAAGCCGCCGCCGGGGTTCGCTTCAATGCAAGCGCCAATCGTGACACCTGGCGGCCCAGCGCCGCAGCTGAAGCTCACGCAACCATCGCTGCGGGCGCCAGGCGTCGCTTTGAACCCAGCGCCGCAGCCTGCGCTTCGCACGAGCGCAAATCTCCCGGTTCAGGCGCCCACAGAGCTTCCGTTCAAGCCGGATCCATCGCTCTCGGGTGGCTACTCGTCGATGTACCAGCCGAAGAGCAACGCTCTTGTCCCGCCGCTCAGCTTGTTGCCTGAAAACAGGCAGCTGCCGAACTCGACAGGGGTGGCGCGCGCCCCGACAGCTTCGCCAGTGCCAGGCCCAGAGCATTTCACGCTGCGCCAGGGTAACAAAGTGCAGCAAAAGCTGATGGATGATCTCACAAGCCATGTGAAGCAACCTAACAAGCGAGTAAGGCCGGGCGAAGACGAAGGCAAGCGGCCGATCGCCTACGGATTGAACAGAGAAAAGCTCAATCTGTTAGAGAGTATGAAAGGCGAAGGCCGGCTGATCCCGGAGATATATAAAGAATATCGAGACGCTAACCGCGCGCATTCGACTCTCAAGGATATCGAGAATAGTGCTGCTACCAAAGCAGGCTCAGAGCGTCGAGGTGGAAATAGTATGACGAACTCTGTCTTGCACCGCTTGTTCGGCGAACAGCGCTCTTTGCACAGGTACGGCAGCATTGCCGACTCGATTGGCAATGCGATCAAAAGCCCCGCGGGGGCCATGGGCATCAGCGCCGGTGTGTCAGGATATAGAGGTTCGAAACAATCAGGCAGCGACTACCGCGATGCCAACGAACAGATGAAGAAAGAACTAGAAGAGGATTTGAATGGGACTAACAAATGATCAGAGATATTCAGCGCATCGCGGCGGCCTAGCTTCCGGCGCAGCGCTACGGGCATACAGCCAGCCAGCGGTGACGCCGCTGAATCAGAACACGCAGCTCAAGAGCACGAGTCTGTTGCAGACGACTGCCTCGTTCTCACCGGGATCGGGTGTTGCTTACTTCGAGTACCTCGGCCAGGTGGCGCGCACGGCGACGTTCAACAAGGTGTACTTTGTGACGTCGGGCGCCGCGGCGGGCACTCTGGTGCAAGAACTCGGCGTTGCGACCACGCCCAACGCGCCTGACGGCACGCTGCAGACGCTCACGGTTCGTGCGCTCGATAGCACCGCTGGTGCATATACCGGTGCAACGGGTCGCTATTCGAACAGCGCTAACCTCGCGTACACGCCGCCAGTCGGCGAGCACATCTGGGTATTCGCACGCTGGCAGCCGAGCGGCACGCAGGTGACCATCTCGACTGGCCTGGCACTCGACCTCGGGCAGTATTCAGTCTTCACCTTCTCGTCGGTCGGCACAGCGCTGACTCTCGGCCAGGCGATCACTGTTCCAGTCGCGGTCTCGGCCACATCGACGACTGGCATCGCGCCGGTGCTCATCTTGGCAACCGCATGAGTCTGCTAGACGATGGCAGCTTCGACCTGCTCCGAGCCGAGCACCTGGCTCGGTTGCAGGCGCAGCCGCGCACGGACCTATCGCCTGAAATACGCGAGAAGTACATGCGTATGCTCGCTGTAAAGTACAGCTCTGTTCTGGCTAGCTATGAAGCCAAGCGCGCTGCGGTCGAGGCTGAAGCTCTAGCGAACCCCAGCCCCGACCCAGCTCCTACTCCCCAATGATCTCGTCAAGCGCGCGCCGCAGCGCGTCTCGCTCAGTTCGCAGGGCGATTATCGTGCGGCGCAGCGCGTGGACGTCTTCGCTGGTTGGGACCGACTGAGCCTTGGAAGCCCGAGCGGCGAGCATTTGTTCTGCCGGAGACAGCGGCAGAGCAAGGTTCGTTTGCTCGGCCTCCGCTTTCTTGGGGATCCGATTCGGCGGTGTATTGATGTAGGGATTCAAGCCCGCCCTCCGAATGACGTCTCCCACCGCCCCCGCGCTCCTGATGTTGAGCTGCTTGCGGATTACGTTAGGCGTGAGTCCCTGCTCGAACATCGTCAGAATGAGCTTGTTACGAGCTTCTCGACTCAGTGACTCGCCCGGCTTCGGCCCCGGCTTTTGCTTACCGTCGCCAGGCGATGCTCGAGGTTCGTGCACACCCGCGTTCTTCGCCCAGACGTACACAGAGGCAGAGCTGCAGCTGAGCTCTTTGGCTATGTCTTCGGCCTTCTGCCCGGCCTTGAACATCTCGACAGCTTTGTTCCGAAGCTCTTCGCTGTATTTGAACAAGCCGACCGGGTTTGTGCCGTTCGCGTTCACTTATTCTCGGGTCCAAGAGCGAAGAACTTGCGGATGGCATGCTGCGACTTCGGACGGCAGTTGCCAATGAACCCGGAGCAGACGCGTAGCAGGGTCAACTCGGAGATACCGATTGCTTTGGCTATGTCTTGCAAGCCGTCGTAGCTGATCAGCTGGCACAGCATCTCGACCTCCTTGTCGCCGATGGTCGTGCCCATGAACCGCTCGCGCTTCGCCACTGCCAAGGGGATCCGAAGTTTCTCGACAATTGGTTGTGGGCGCCGAATGACAGTTGCTGCCGCTGATGACTGAGCCATGTATACTCTCCAGATGATAGATTCGCCGAATCGCGGCGGAGCGCTCGTCGCCCCGACGCTTATCTTGTTATGTAACACGGCGTCCCAGTCATTTGCGACTGCCAAGGCCTGGTACTTGAACAGGAAGTCCAGCGCATCTGTTCACTACCTCATCGGCCGAGACGGTCAAGTGCTGGCTATCCTCCCGACTGACCGCGTGGCCTGGTGCGCTGGTCGATCCGAGTTCGGAGGTCGCACGGGCGTCAACGCGTTTTCCGTTTCAGTCGCCCTCGTCAATGTCGGTGCGGTCATGTCAGATGGCACGGCGGTCTCCACCGGAGAGCGGCTGCCAGAACGTGACATCATCGCTGCGCGCCACCGACTCGGGCACTGCAGTTTCGGGTTTTGGCAGCGCTATCCTGAGGAACAACTCTACGCTTGCGAGCGCCTGATTCAGCAGCTCAGCGTACAGATACCCACACTAAAGGAGGTAGTCGACTTGGCGATGGTGGCGGCATTCCGAGGCATGCTCGACTGCGGCCCCGCCCTGCCCCTCGAGCGGCTTCAGTCAGCGCTGGTGCCGCCCATGGCTGCAGACTTGAGCGACTCTATGAGCTCGATGTAGATGAGTCGGACTCTTAGCGCGAACGCATCGAGGCTACTGCAGAGCGGACTGATAGCCAGGTGTGTGATCGCCATGCGGTCGTGAAACGGATCCCACACCTGCAGACAAAGCACTAACGCGGCGTTCGGCCCGAAGAGTGCCAGGATGCTGTGATCGTCTACCCACTCCGGCTCGAGAACCTTCAGCTGCGTCTGACCAGATTCGAGCAGCTCGACCTGGCCGAACTCATTCGCCAGTGCCCGCCAGTGGTAGCTCAGCATTGTCGTTGGCTGCCAGTCGAGCTTTGTACCAGTCAGGAAAGCCGCCGACCGCGCGGCGACGAATCGTTGGTAGAGCCCAGTCAAGAAGTCTCGCGGTGATGAGCTCGAGGCACTCGGCTTCGATGTCACCCTGCAGCTCCTTGATCGCCGGGCCGATATCCGCGACCGTCTCTGTGAGTTTGCCGGCGTCGCGCAGGTGCTGAACCGCCTTCTCCCAGCGAGCCGGTGTGGAGACCAAACGGCCAAGCGCCTCACGTATGTCCGTAGGCGTCGGGTTAGCGGCACGCCATTCGCCGCTGTTGAGCTCTTTGAAGCCATCGCGCACCAGTTTCGCCATCAGCGGTTTGTCATCGGCGCCGAATTGCCGATGGTTCTTCACGACGATGCCTTCGATCTCGACT